TTACTTCCTGGCGTTGTTCTCCGCCCTCAGCCGTGCAAACAGTTCGTCTGCTTCGATGGCCTCCTTGGTGAAGGAGTTGTTCTTCCACCAGTTGATAATGGCCACCACAACGGTGATAAGGGTGCTGACCAGTTGCTGGAGCTGCTCGTTGTCGATGGGCAGCGGGCTCTTGTTGAACGAAGCCAGCAGACTGTTCAGCAGTGCCACGATCAGGCAGATGGTTCTCGCCCAGGTCGAAGCACTTGCATTGGTATATTTCTCCATTTTGAAGTCCTCCTGTTCAGACTATGTGATCTTCCCGCAGCGGCAGTGCCTTCATTCGCTCGTATAGGTTCGTGCCGGTGCCGTTGCCCTTTAGTTCGTGGTACGCCTCGTATACAAGCCCCACGTTGGTCAGCCCTTCCGAGTCAACGTACCCTTGCTGGATGTAGTACCGGCAGCTCTGATAGAGTCTGTCGTGGAGCAGAGCCTTCACCGCTTTTTTCAGTGCCTTCTGCTCCTGGATGGTGGCGTAGAACGCCTTCCCCGCCCATCCCAGTGCCGCCGCGATGATCAGGGAGACCACCTCGTTGAAATGGGTCACGATAAAGCTTTCCGTGGGCTTCACGCTCCTTTCACACAGGTAAGGCCGGCTTTCGCAATGATACTCGGGTAATCCTTGTAGACATGGTTCATGTCCACCACACCGCTCACACCAGCCACCTTGCCCTTGGAGCTGTACTGCCACATACCGTGCTTGCGGGTCGGCCGCTTGTTCCGGTAGTCCGCCAGCCATAGGTCAAAGTCGTTCAGCTGCCACATGTTCAGGTTGTAGTCGGCAAAATTCGAGTAGGTGTACAGGATCGCGTACAGCCCCCACTTTTCGATCTCCCTGAGCTCCATTTTGACAAGTTCCGTCAACTCAGCTGCGGGCAGACTTTTCAGACGGGGGTCCTCCACGTCCATAGCAATGGGCAGCTCAAAGCTCTTTCCTTCCAGGCAGGTCTTGAGCAGGTTCAGCTCCTTCTTTGCCATGCCTTCCGTTACCGCAACGGTGTAAGCATATACGCCAACTGGCAAACCCACAGATTTGGCCCCGGCATAGTTCGCTTCAAAGCACGGATCGACATAGAGCTGCCCGCTCTTGGTGGAAACTGCACGGATCATCACGCCACCTACTTTGCCGCTGGCCTTGACTTTTTTCCAGTCAATGATTCCCTGCCAGCGGGAAACGTCGATGACATCAAGCATTCCCCTGCTCCTTCAGTTTCTCGGCCAGCTGGTTGCACAGCTTTTCGTACTCCTCTTCGGTCAGGCTGTCATTGGCAAAGAAGATATCCAGCTTCTTCTGCATCCTGTCGGTCTTGCCGCGTTCGATCAGGCGTGCACAGGTGTTGTAGAGTTCCATTTTGAGTCCTTTCTGCTCACGTTCCGCATGAGCCATCTTAATGTAAAAAATCGCTCATCAGCATTCCTTTTCAGTGTGCCAATAAGCGAAACGATACAAATGGGCTGACTCGACTCTTATGTCTCCGGCGTAACCCCCAGCTCCAGCAGCGTCAGCCTATACTCCTGATCCACCATCAGGCTGTCGGTGTCATTCTGGGCACTTTGCAGGGCGGCCAGTGTTTCGGGCAGTGTGTCCACGGCTTTCTGACGTTCTTCCTGCTTCTCTTTTTCGGCTTTCTTTTTCGCCAGTTCCTCAGCCGTGTACTTGATGTATCGTATGAACGCCACTTCTTCATCGTAGGCATCCCGAGCCTGTACACCGGGAACATCGATCACCTCATGGACATCCCGACCATACTCTTTGCCATTGGCATCATAGTAAATAGCGGGGGTTCCATCAGGCTTTAGGTTCACCTCATAATGGCTGATTTTTTTCACGCCTTCTACCGCATCATGGTGTACAGTCTTGGTCTCGTTCTTCAGCCAGCCAAGCTCGAGGTCGGGGTTTTCCACGGGGTTGTCGTTCTCGTCCACAAGCTCTGGGGTGGTGTTCGCCACAGGGGGCGGCAATTCGGGGAGCTCTCCATAGTAGAAATCATCTTCCATAGAGGTTCATCTCCTTCCATTTTGATTTTTTCATTTCGGACTTTCGGCAGTTTTCGCACTTCTCGGCGCCGGTCTGCCGAATATTGTAGGTGAAACTACAGCTATGGCAACATGGCGATTTGTGACTCCTTCTGGCGCATTTGCAACTACATCCAGTCAACCCGGCCCTGATGGATACGCCAATGATCTGGGTCTGAACGTGAACTTCTACGCAAGCCGTTGCTCCTCTGTCTACGGCAACAGCTCGACCGTGCAGCCCGCAGCATATTACGTCTACATGTGGAGAAGAACCGCATAATCACGCAGCGCGCCGCCACATATAAACATAGTAGGCTGCTGGCTGAACAGTGGAAGCGTTGCCGTAAATTGAGTTAGAATCGGATGCATAAAACTGTGCATCTGCCCATGTCATCCAGTCCGAGCTGCTTGTTTTCTGGCTGAATCCGCTGGCAGAGGATCGTTTGAATGCTCCTGTTGATTCATTAAAATGACCACTTACCACCAGATCTTTCAGCACACCCGTAATGTTTGGCAGACCGGCGCTTACGGTACTACCAGCGCCGTGGGAACTGGAAACGCCCATCAGCACACGCTCAGAAGCAATGCTCTCCCACGTTCCGCCGAATAAGCTTGCCGGGCTGGTGGAACTGGTGCTTATGTAGATAACACCGACGGGGTATGCAGAAAGAGTGCCTCCGGTGCTTACTCGTGCCCAGCCGGAAAAATCGTTACTGCTGGAGAAACGCTGACGAAACATCATTGCTCCAGTGTTGTGCGCTACATAGACCTGTGTGCATGAACCGCCAATATTAAAGACGATCGCCGCGCCATATGTGTAAATTCCCGATGGAGAATTACTGCCGAAGCTTTCTGGGACAACCATCCAGACACCGGTTTCCAGATTGTTCCAATTTTGATTTTGCTGCATATCTCCTCTCCAGAGCAAAGTCTTGCACGCATCCAGGGCTGTCGAGCACCCAGTTCCTCCTCTTGCAAGCCCTAGAATCCCGGAAGTGATATTGGCCGCGCTATGGTTATGCTCACTCGGTGGAAACGTACTCGGTTTATCCGTCACGGAATTCCAGTCGGTCTTGATGCTCTTGAACTTGTCGCCCACGATCTTTGCATCCGCGGGTGCGCCGTCAATGGTCAGGGTCTTGTCGGTGTTCACCACCTTCTTGGCCGCTTCCACCAGTTGGCGGGCTTCGTTCTCGCTGGCCTTGGCGTTTCCTTCGCTGGTCTTCGCATTCCCCTCACTGGTCTTGGCCTTCCCTGCGCTTGCTTCGGCTTCCTTGGCCTTGGCGGTGCAGGTGGCCACGCTGGTTCCCATGCTGTCGGCGCTGGCTTTCGCGTTGGTCTCGCTGGTCTTCGCGTTGGCCTCGCTGGTGGCAGCTTTCGTTTCGCTGCTCTTGGCGTTGGTCTCGCTGGTCTTCGCATTGGTCTCCGAGGTCTTGGCCGCATTCTCGCTTGCCTTGGCATTGGTCTCCGAGGTCTTCGCCTTGGTCTCACTGGTCTTGGCCGCATTCTCACTGGCCTTGGCGTTGGTCTCGCTGGTCTTTGCCGCGCTGGCCGAACCTGCCGCCGCAGAAGCAGAGGATGCCGCAGCGTTCTCACTTGCCTTGGCCGCGTTCTCACTTGCTTTGGCGTTGGTCTCGCTCACCTTGGCAGCATCCTGGCTTGCCTTTGCCGCATCCCGTGCCGCTTCGGCCTGACGGAGCAGCTCTTTGATGTTGGCGATGCTCTGGTTCACAAAGTCCCGGGTCCACTCCATCGAGCTGGCGATGTATTCACGGACTTCCCGGCCATAGATCGCCTTCCGGATGCCCGTAATGATCGCATCAAAATCCATTCCTATTCTCAACCTCCTCCATTTTGAACCCTTACGAACTGCTCAGGTTGCCCAGCAGCTGGTTCAGGAAACTGATGATCGCCTGTGCGATCGTCCATACGCTGTCCATGGCCTGCTTCTGCACCTGCTGTTTGGTCAGCTTCTCGGGGGTCAGACCAAAGGTGAACTGCTTCTCGTTGGGTGCGTCCAGCGGCAGCTTCAGCTTGGTGCACACCAGCCACTTGTCGATCTCGTGGGGGCTGGAGATGATGTGGGTCTTGATCAGAAATCCCAGTCGGTCATTGCTTTCCCCGCTGTCAACCCGGTCGTAAGCGGTCAGGGTCATCACAGGCTCGATGTTCTGCTTGTACCCCTTCAGCTCGGTCTGTGCTTCTTTGCGTAGGTTGTCATTGTTCGTGTTGCCATCGACCTGGATGCACTTCTCAATGATGCCGTACTTTGCTTCCGCCGCCTCGTCCCGCACCGTTTCCGAGATCGCGCTCACGGTGGTCGTCTTGAAGATCCACCATCCGCTGGTGGTCGTCTGGGTGCCATATGCGGTCACACGGGTCACCACGTCGCTGGACATCTGCTCCACATAGCTGAAATCCAGCAGGTTCACGCCATATTCAATGGTCTGTGTCGTGGTGGCATCCGTTTCCACGAGGTAATCGATGTACACCCGCCATACCGCAGTGCCGTTGTCTGCCCGCACGATCCGTGTCCGCAGGTATCCGTCGTATTCTTCCAGCAAAAAGGTGTTCAGCAGGCTCCACTGGCTCTCGAACAGGGCTCCCTTGCTGGAGGTATCAATGGTGCGCCCGGGCTGGATGTTCACCTTCCCGATGCCAAAGGTCCCGTACGGTCCCTGATAGTAGTCCTTCAGGGCCTGCGTTGCAAGGTAAAAGATGCTGTTGGAGGGCACGCTCGACCACTGCTCCAGCGGGTTGTCGGTGGTCAGGTAGTAGGTTCCGCCGTTCACCTTCGGTACAAATCGCTGGAGATATCCCAGCACGCCCTCGGCATACAGCTTGTAGCTCAGGTCAAACAGCTTTTCCGTCTCAGTCACGTACCCAAGCCAGATCGGTTTGCCGTCCTCTTCCACCACCAGCCACGTTTTCTCGTACTTCAGGGTGGTGTACACAGGGTTCTTGTAGCTGCCAAACGCCGTGTTGATCTGGTATGGGATGGTCGCTTCAAAGCTTCCGAACTCGTTTTTGGCCAGGTTCAGCACCGGGTCTTCGAGGAAACGGTTGGAAACGCTTCCCTCTATCGTGTCGCCCTGGGAATCAAAGATGCACTCCCGGGTGTCCCACTGGAACCCAAGAGCACTCGTGCCGTTAAAGGTCTCCGTCTTCTTTGAGATGGTTCCCGCATAAACTTGATATCCGATGGCTCCTCCCTCCTTTCTGCATCCATTTTGAAGTCAGCTCGCAAACTTGCCCGTACTGCCAAGGGCTCCCCTACTAGGGGAGCTGTCAGCGAAGCTGACTGAGAGGTTTAATCCGTTCCCTGACTGAGAGGTTTAATCCGTCATAAGTACGCTGGCTGGTAATACAGGTTGAGCGTTCCCGCATCGGTCGTGGTGCTCGCCCGCACTTCGTACACGTCATATCGCAGATCGTTGTCGATCAGGCCGATGTCCACCTTTCCCATACCCTCGTCCATCATTGGGCAGTACGAGACCTCCTCTGCCGGAAGTCCCAGCTCTTTTGCCTTTTCGTAGGGGTAGGTCTGGCTCTTTGCCAGTGTAACCCCCACATAACCGCCACCGGTCCATTTTGCTTGCAGCAGGCTCGGTTTTTCGCTGGGCGGCATCCGGAAGGTCTTGCTCTGGAGTGCCTTGATGGGGATGTCCTTGCAGTAGGGCACGGCCAGATCGGTCTCAAACCCAAAGGTATCCCATACCCAGTCCTCCTGAATGTTGTCGTACAGGAACTTGAACGGGTAAAGGCTGTAAGCAAAGGTCACGACGCTGTGTCCGTTCTTCTGCTTGATGCCACCGTTCACCCAGACACGCCCCAGATAAAAGAACGCCGGGTCATCCTCCAGCCGCACCCTGGTCTGTGCCGGGATCGAGTTGCTCTTCGCCAGCGCTCTGGAAAGATACTCCAGCGCTCCGGTTCCCACAGGGGTCAAAAGGTTCTGCCCCCGCCACTCGTCCGTGTCCAGATAAAACTCCCAGCTTCCCTCCCGGGCCTTGAACACCGGGTAACCCGTCAGGCTCTTGGAAAGGTAGGTGGTTCCGTCTCGTCCGGGTACGTCCACGGAAAGGACTTTCTCCACCGGGGGAGCCACCACAGGCCGGGAGACCGGGATCATCTTCCAGTCATCCCAGGTGTTCTTGTCACCAATGGTGATGGAATGGTACATGGCTCCTCCTTAACTCAGCATGTCGGCAGGCGGCTGGAAGTCATAGGAGATGGTCAGCGTCACCCGTCCGTCGTTGCCGTTCTTGACGTTGCTGATCCAGCAGCGCCCTTTGTAGCTTCTTGTCTGCGCGGTGGAGAGCACGGTTCCGCCCAGTTCCATCCGCACCTCGCATTCTCTTCCCTGAATGATCCGCATCAGCCGGAAATAGGTGCTTGTCCAGTCACCTTCCCGGCTCGACCAGTCGGGATAAAGCCGAATGCTCTGTTCGGTCTTGTCGGGGATGCCGCATCGCTCCCGTACATCGTCCATGGTGTGCCGTCCGTAGTCATCCCAGCTGGAATGCGGTACGCCGTCCGCCACATAATAAAAGTCCCAGCTCCCGGTCGAGTTCTGGAACACCCTCTTTCCCAGCGGAGCCTTTTCCGGCGTGCCGTGGTAGGAAGGAAAATCCATCGTCTCGTATTTTTCCTCAAAGGCATTGACATGCAGGGGGTTCAGGGGGATCAGGTTGAAGTCTCTCGTGCTGTATTCCCGGGAAGCCCCTGCATTGTCATATACCTTAAAAATAAGCCCCGCAAATGTAGGGATCTTTGAGGAAAGCGCCGGGTCAGTTGCGCTCCGTCCCATCATCGGTTGTTCCTCCGGTTGATCTTCCCCAGCCCCTCGTCCACGTCGTTGATGATCTCGCCAACGAGCTTCCGGCCGTTCATCTGGACCTTCATGTTGGCCACGGCCCGGGCAATGCTGTCGATGTGCTCGCCCAGTGCCTCCACGCTCGAAACGATGTCGGCGTTGGGGTTGGCCTTCTGGTCAGTCCTGTTGGCCTCTTCCTGCTGGGCCTTGGTCACCTCGGCTCTGCGCACCACGTTGGCGGCAAGGCCTGCGGTGCGCTCTGCATTCAGGGCTACCGTGCCGTTCTGGAACAGGGTGTCGTTCAGCCAGTCCACTCCATTTTGAACATCGCTCATATCCACTACGGGCTGAATGCTGGGCTCATACTCGAAGTCGTCGCTGGCAATGTCGCCCACTCGCTGGGCCAGATCCATCATGGTGGAAAGGGCCGTGTCGCTCACGTCCTGTACGCCCTGCACCACGGAGTCGGTCTCGTCGGTGATGCCCTGCGCCAAACCAAGGCTCAGGTATTCGCCAATGCCCGCCATCACACGGCTGGGAGAATGGATCCCAAAGAAGTCGCAGAATCCGTCCACCACAGCACTGCCGAAGTTGCAGATGCCGTTCCACACCGCACCCGCCGCACCGGTAATGCCCTGCCACAGGCCTGAGATCAGGTTTCCGCCCACGTCCACCAGACCTTTGAAGCCGTTGCTGATCCAGTCCCACAGGTGCGAGAAGGCGTTTCCCAGCCAGTCAAAGAACCCACTGAAGAAATCACCGATCTTGTCCCAGTTGGCGATCAGCAGTCCGCCGCCCGCAATGGCCGCGCCAATGAGCCAGCCTTCGGGGCCAATGGAGCCCAGCACGCTCACCAGAGTGCCGCCCAGTTCTCCCAGACCGCCCAGTAAGCCACCGGAGCCGGTGATCATCTCGCCGATGCTGCCAAGGCCGCCCAGTGCTTCTCCCAGCAGTCCCGTGCCGCCCGTGGCAGAACCCAGCAGGCCGCTCATGTTGCCCAGGATGCTGCCAAGGTTCTCGGTCACGCCGGTCACCTTGACCACCTGTCCCATCACCTTCACGGTGCCGCCTTGTGCCAGCTTGTTGAAGGTCAGCATGGTCTTTCCCAGATTCATCATGGTCTGTCCGAATTCGCTGCCCATAAAGTCCAGCACGGTGGTAATGCCGCCGGTCACTGCCCCGCCCCAGTCACCGCTCACAAGGGCGGCAATGGTGCCAAAGAGGTCGGTGATCACTTCGGTCACGCCGTCCTGGGTGGCCACGCCAAAGGCTCTGCTGAGCTTCGAGGCCATTTCCGGGGCGCTCTTCTGCACCTGTGCCCAGACGCTGTTGAAGCCCTCCTGAATGGGCCGCCAGTTCTTCGAGATGGAGTAGCCCAGCTGCATCATCATCCGCTTGCCGGAGTCGTCCAGCTCAAAGGCATCCGCCAGATTTTCCGCAAAGCCCACAAAGTTGTACTGTTCACCTTGCAGGTCTGCCAGTGCATCCAGTGCGGTCTCGCTGTTCTTGCCAAACTTCTTCACAGCCTCGTCATACTTCAGCTGCTTGTTCGTTACCTTCTTCAGGCTGTAGCTCATGCTGTCCAGTGCCGTGCCCACGCCGATGATGGCGGTCATGGTGCCCTGGGTAGCTGCCTTCCGTGCCTGGGCGCTGTCGGCTCCGTACTGTTCCACCGCAGCCTTGTAAGCGTCCTCCCGGCCCGCAAGGTCGCCGTCTCCGTAGAGCTTGGCCAGCATGTTCTGCCGGTTGGTCACCAGCTTCTCCTGCTTTTCCAGGTAGGAGACCTTGCTGTCGTAGACATCCAGCTGGGCCTGATTCAGCTCGTTGATGAGCTTCTGCTGTTCGGTCTGTGCCTCCAGATACTGCTGGTAGGCCGCCTGGGTCTTCTGGCTTGCCTCACCGAACTCGTTTTTGATGGCGATGTAGTCCTTCTCGGTGGCCAGCAGGATCTCCGCCTGGTTCTTGATCTTCCGGTTGATGTAGTCGATCTTCTTGTTGGACTTCTCGGTCACCTCGGCGCTGTCCTCGTACAGGGCGCTCCACAGCTCGTATTCGTCCTCCGCGGTCTTGGCATCGGTCTCGTACCGCTCCTGAATGACCTTCAGGATGCTGTCCTGCTTGTTCCTCTGAAGCTCCGCAAGGGTCTTCTGCTCGCTCAGCAGGGTGCCGTAAGCGTCCTTGGTCTTGCTGTTGTTCGCGCCCACCTTGGCCAGCAGGGTGTCGTATTGATCTTTCGCAATGGCCACCCGTTTGGTCTGGAGCTCGATCTCCCTTGTCAGGCTCTCGGTCTTCTTGGTGATAAGCTCTTCCACCGTGGCCGTGTCGCCGCCCGTCACTTCCCACAGCGCGTATTCGCCGGTGGCGTTGGACATCTCGGTCTTGTTGGCCTTCAGCTTGTCGGAGAATGCACTTGCCAGCGTGTCTGCCAATGACTTGCCGGTCTTGGAGGCTTTGGACTTGGTGGTGCCGCCGCCCGCTCCGTCCAGTGCATCATCCACGGCGTTCTGGTAGTAGTCGGTCAGCGCGCCAAAGGGGTTCATCTTGCCCCATGTGCTGTCCACAGCATTCTTGATCTCCTCCACGGTAGAGGGGGTCTTGTTGCCAGGCTTCTTGATGCCGCTGTTGGAGGGGATCGGTACAGTATCCTGCGCCGCCTGCTTTGCTGCATTCTGTGCGCCCTTCAGTCCATGCTGATAAATGGGGTTGCCCAGATGGAGCGAATCCATCTTCATGGCATTGTACAGCCCAACCATGCTGTTCTGTACGGCAATGGTTGCCTCATCCAGAGCGGTGGTCATACCGTCTTTTACCGCAAGGGCCGCATTGTAAGAACTGTTCCGCAGCTCGTCCTGTTTCGTCTTGTCGCCAATGCCCAGAATCGCACCCTCAAGGATGTTCTCTGCATCACTGGCTGCAACGTCACTGGGCGAATGGATGCCCCAGAAGGTGGTGAAGACATTCCGGATGGAAGTCGCCGCGTGCAGCATGTTGGCCTTGGCCTGCGCCAGTGCACTGGGATCTGCAATGCCCAATGCCAAACCCTCTGTGATATAACGGCCGATCTCTTCCATTACAAGGGAAGGCGAATGAGTTTTGACAGTATCCTTCGTTGTCTCGACAGCCGCTTGTGCTACTTCTTCTGAGGCTTTTTCAACTTGATCTTTCCCTTTGAGTTCTCCTTCAGCAAGACCTTCGGAGATATTTTTCCCGGTATCCTCAAAGCCGCTCGTATCGACCTGCTCTTCCGCTCCCTTAAAGATTTCCTTGACCCAGTTGACGAATGCACCGATTGGGCGGTCATCATTGAATATCTGCATCCACCAGTCTCCGGTGCCAAGCGGCCGGAACAGATCTTTGATTGCCTGCCACACCTCGGATGCAACGGATTCGATTACTACTCTGCACGCCTGTGCGATCTGGGGCGCAGTGGAGATCAGGGTGTTGCACAGGATCCCGATCAGGCCGATCAGGGCATTGGTCAGCGGTTCCGCGCACTCGATGATCGTATTGCAGAGCACCTTTACCACTGCGATCAATGCTTCCTGAATGTCCGGTGCGGCGTTGATGATGGCGGTGCAGATGGGGCCTGCAAACATGGAAAGCACGCCGATGATGGCCATCGCGCCTGTCAGCTTCAGCGCGCCGGATGCAAACTTGTCAAATGCCGTTCCCAGCACGGTCAACCCGGCCGAGAGCATCGGGAACACACTGTTCAGGGCACCGGCACCCAGCAGAATAGCGATCATTCCGCTCAGCGCAACACCTGCGGAGAGCAGGGATCCCCACTTGACAAAGTTGAAAATAGCGCAGGCCGCAGCCAGTTTGATCATGCCGCCGGAAAGGGTGTTGATGACCCAGGCAGCCTGTAACGCATCGCCTTGCAGTTTGGAGAGGGCTAACACTGCCACGCCCATTCCCGCAAGAGCCACTCCGCACTTGAACATTGCACCCCATGCAGCATTTCCCAGCCGTGCATAGATCGCCACAGCTCCTGCCAGTACCAGCATTGCGCTGGAAATGGTCAGGATCGAAGCCGCACCGTCTGCTCCGGCCAGTCGGGATGCCGCCGTGATTGCTGCAATTGCTACACCAACTTCAGTCAGCCCGATCACCGCCGCATCCCCCATCACAGCAAACAGCCCCACGGCTCCTGCCAGTACAACGAGGGAGGTAGACATCACCAGAATGGCCGCACCGGAGCCGAACTTCGTCTTGGACGAAAAGGCCGACATGGTGGTCATCAGGAGCATCAGGGTCTTGATGCTGGTCATGGCCGCGTCCAGCCGGACAAGCTGAATGTTCGCCAGACTGCTCACTGCCTGTGCTGCGATCCAGATACCGCCAGCCATGGCTGCGATCGCGGCTCCATTTTGAAATCCGGTCGGGCCGATCACCTTGTTCACCGCAGCCAGAGCCGTGGCCATGGCGGTCAGCAGTACGCCCAGCGAAGCCACCGCCATACCGGCTTTTACCAGGCTGGTGAACTTGATCTCGCTCAGGGGCTTCAGGGCGGTGGAGAGCACCTTGATGGCACCGCTCAGCGCCACCAGCTCCACCGCCGTCGAAAGGATCACTTTGTGGTTCATGGCCTTCTCGCCCACCACCAGCGCCATAGAGAGCTGACGCATCGCCAGCATCATGGCAACGATGGACACGGTCACAACGGCCAGCGCTGCGGCATTTGCTGCAATGTTGCCCTTCTGAAGGACCTCCATGATCCGGGAAAGTCCCTTGGTAATGGAGCCAATGGCAATGCCCAGTCCGATCAGCGCCGCAGCAGTGCCCCACAGGGTCGCCGCGTTCAGGGCGCTGGCTTTCAGGCTGTCAAATGCTTTCGTGAACCGCTTGGTGGTAGGCTCCAGCAGCTTTGCCGAGATCGTCAGCAGGGTCACGAAGCCAAAGACCGTAATGGCGATCTCCGTGAACCTGTCGGGGTTGATCCGGCTCATCACGTACATGGCACCGGCCAGGATCAGGATCGCGGTGGCCATGCCAGTCAGGGTCTTGGTGCTCTCGTTCTTCTGCCAGGTCTTGATCGCGCTGGTCAGCTGCTTAAAGGTGCCGGAGATGGAGTTGAGCATTCCGGTCAGCGGGGTTTCCAGCATTGTTTTCAGGCTCTTGGTGGCTTTTGCCATCTGCCCGATGCTGAACGCCAGCAGTCCCACGTCGATCAGACTCATAAACCGGTAAACGTCCGTCCCGCTGATAGCATCAAAGCCCTCTTTCACAGCGGTAAAGAACTGTTTCACCGGGGCAAAGGCATCCCCCACCGAGCCGTTGATCTTGTTCATGCTGCGCTGGAAGCTGGAAGCAAACTCACTCATGGATTTGCTCAGGTTTTTCGGCATGTCGATGAGATTCTGCTGGAAGTCCTCCAGATTCGGCTTTGTCAGCCCCAGTACCTGTACCGCGTTCTCACCAAGGCCACCCAGTTTGGAGAGCAGGGTCGAGATCGCCATGCCAAGCGCACCCAGGATGCCAATGCCTCCGCTTGCTGCGGTCCGGATCACAGCGCTCAGTCCGTCAAAGGCCCGTCTGCCCACGGAGTACAAGGTGCCCAGTAAGCCGGTGCTCTCCTCGCCTTTTTTCAGGAAGGTGTCGATGTACTGCGCGATCTTCGTGCTTTTCAGCATGCTGCCCAGTGCATCCACAGGGCTCAGGAGCTTCGTCAGTGCCGTCCTGATGCCGCCCAGCTTCTCCCGCAGGGTACCGCTTCCGGTGGCAACTTCATAGATCGTCTCAAGGAAATCCCCCAGCCCGGCTCCCACGCTCAGCATCACCTGTGCCACAGGCTTCGCAGCGTTCGCCAGCAGCGAAAATGCTTCCTTTGCCACCGCGCCGATCTTGCTCAGGATCGTGGTAACGCCCTTCAGCACCGTGAACAGGCCCTTGAAGGTCTTCTTGATCTTCTCTGCGGTCTGGTCGGTGATGATGAGCTTCTGGGTCATCAGGTCGAGCCGTTCGGCAAAGCTGTAAATGCGCTCTCCGTCTGCGGGTGGAAAGATCTCACTGAACGCCTCCTTCACAGGGGCCACCACTTTGCCAATGGCATCCATGATGTTCCAGAAGCTCTGCACCAGATGCTCTCTGCCGGAAAGCTCGCCGATCTTCTGGGCGTACTCGTCCAGATCCAGGGTTCCATTTTGAATCTCGGCGTTCAGCTTCGCAAAGGCTTCTGCATCCCGCTGGATAGTCTCCCGGTTATAGCCCTTTGCGGCCATCTCCTTGTCGCTTAGGGTCAGCAGCTTTTCGGCACTGGTCTGTGCTTCGTCAAGGCTTGCTTTCAGCAGCTGGGCACTTACGCCGTTCTGCTGCAATGCCTTGGTAAAACTGCCCGCTTTGGTGATCTGTTCCTCGGTCACAGCGCCGCTGGCCAGTGCTACCTGCTGGAGGGTGTAGCTGTAGGCATCTGCCTGATCCCCCAGCCTGCCTTGCAGCTGTGCCCATCCGCTGTTCAGTCCGTCCTTCAGCCGTTCGTTCAGCCCGTCGATGGACGGCACAAAAATGTCGTACAACCGATCCGAAAGCTCTGTCCAGGTCTCGGTGGCCTCTTCCTTGTTGCCAAAGAAGGTCTCGAAGACAGCCATCCATTTTGAGCTGACCGCGTCCTTGGTGGAATCAATGGCCTGCCCAAAACTGGTTGCCTGCTGGGCCGCCAGTGCCGCACGCTCTGCCAGCTCACCGTATTGACCGCTCAGCTTCTCAAGGGCCTCGGAGCTGGTCATGCCCTTGTTCTTCTGGGTCATCTCGTAGGCCGCTTCCATCATGGAGGCGTACTTCTCAAAGGTCTTTTCCATAACCTTCGTGTTGGCCCACTTTTTGGAAAGGGAGCTCTCAAAGGTGCCAATGGTCACCTCGCCCTTTTTCAGGGTGCCCAGCTCCACCGCTGTGTCAATGAGCTCCTGCTTCAGGGCCTTGGTGGCCGTACCCATCAGGTTCAGGCTCTTCCAGTCCTGAAGCTGCAAATGTCCGGCGCTGTAGCTCTGGGTCAGGTTCCGGATGGTACTCTGGAACGCAAAGCCCGTCTTGCCCGCGTCTGCGGTGGCGTTGGCAATGCCCATGATCATGGGAATCATCTTGTCGATGTTGCCGCCCGCAGCCGTCATCTGGGAAAGGGCGCTGGTCATCTCGCTGAAGCTGTAGCTGGTCTCGTCGGAGTACCACATCAGCTTGTTCAGGTAGCCGTTCACCTGATCGATGCTCTTACCCGTGGCGTTCATGATGGTCTGAACGTTGGAGGTCTTTTCGGTGTACTTGTCCCAGCCGCTGGCCACCTGATCGATGGACAGGCTCTTGACCAGCTTCTCGCCCGCATCCACAAATTTGTTGGTGATGTTCACCAGCGCCGTGGTGGCCACGATGTTCAGGCTCGAGAACTTGGATTCCAACCGGTCAAGGCTCGTCTGCATGGTGGCAAAGTCCACGTCCTTCGCGGCTGCGTCCAGCTTCTCAAAGCCCTTTTCCGCTCCCTTGAACTGGAGCTTCTCCATCAGCCGGTCAATGGTCGAGATGGTCTGTTTGGTATTTTTCTCAAAATTTGCGTTGTCAAACCGCATTTCAACAACGCGGCTGTCTACTTCCTGGCTCATTCTGTCCTCACCTCTCCCCATGCCCGTGCTGCGATCCGCTCAAAAATGGGCCGCATCGCAGGGTTGATATAGTCCACGCCCTCTACGTATCCTCCGTTTCGTGTGCCGTGTCCGTATTGCAGGATCACCGCAATGGGCACACCGTCCACGATGTTGGAGTTTCTCCATGTAATGGCGATGCGCTCTTTTCCCTTGGTCACCATGTAGCTCCAGCTTGCTGCCGTCTTTCCCGTGTCCTTCGGGGTCGCCTTCGCAAGGGCCTCCACGCCCTCCTGTCCGTATCGGTCAAGCAGCTCATCCAGGTTCAGGTTCGAGCATCGCTTCAAAAATTTCCGGCTCTTCTTCCAGTCGCCCTTCTGGCGAAAGACAATTACTTTTGGCATCTTACCCTCTCGTCTTCAGCCGGGCCTTTCTCTGCTCGTTCAGCATCCGCTGCTGGGCCATTCGGTCGCCCTTGCTCATCTTTTTCGCCGGTGCCTGGCTCTCCTGGCATACCCGGATCAGGGTCAACAATCGGTTCAAATGCCACTTCTCGCACTCTTTCGGAATGCCAAAGCTGAACATCTGGCAGTACAGCACCTCGGCCGTGGTCTCGGTCCCGCTTTTCCGGGGCGGTCGTTTGGGCCGGGGCTTTCCTGCGGTCTTTCGTTCGTTGGGTCTCGGCTCCCCGCTGAACCATGTTGCGGTCATGGGAGCTTCCATATATTCGTTAATGGAACGGTACTGCTCCCGGGTCAGTCTGGCGTACACTTCGGGGTCTACCCCCTTGGTCACCGTCATGCAGCGGATGTAGTCCAGCCACTGCTCCACGGTCAGCTTGTCCAGATTGCTCAGGAACGGGATGTTCCAGTTGCTTTCCCAATGAGCCAGGGAGAGCAGTGAATGTTCCAGCTTCAGAACCACGGCAGGTGTGTAGACAAATTCCTCTGTCTTTTCGTTCCACCGCTGTTGCCCCGGTATTGTAAGCGTCATCATTTGCTTTCTCTCCCTGGTATGTGTTCATTGAGGTGCCCTTCTCAGAGCACGCTCCATTTTGAATCCTCTTCTAAACAGAGCTCACCCCTTTGGGGAGCTCCGCGACGCGCCGCCCTTTGGCGGACGGAGCGATAAGAGGGGCATGTTACTGCTCCTCAGTGCCCTTCACGGGGACTTCCAGCACCTTCAGGCCGGGCTGTGCGTTCACAGGGGCGGCCTTCTTGGTCTCCTCCTTCATGTCCTCCGGCAGGATGCCCTCAAAAAATGCGGCCGCGGCCTCGCCGTTGGAGGCCAGCTTGTAGTACAGGTCGCTGTAGGCCTGGGTGGACATAAAGTCCGCCAGCACTGCATCGTTCTTGATGAACTTCCGACCGTCCGGGCTCAACACACCGTAGCTCTTGCAGATGATCTGCTTGAACAGCTTGGCAAGCTCCAGCTGGCTCTGGGCGGCAGTGATGCGGTTGATCATCTGCACAAGGCCGCCCTCGGTGGTCAGCTCCATCTCCATGATCTCGGCACGGGTCAGATTGAAGTAATAGTCTTCTGTTCGCTCCGTACCGCCAAAGTCCACGGTGGTCATCGTCTTTTTCAGCATTTTTCTTCTCCTTTATCGTGTTCATTGATGCTTGGCTTCTTACTCCTGGTCCTCACTGTCGGTGATCAGCTTGATCAGCTCGTCGGGAGAAGGCAGGGTCGCCTCGGCAGAATCGGTGCCCCAGAGCTTGTCCTGAATGGCCTTCACGGTGGCAGGCTTCAGCTTGGAGCAGTCGATCTCCATGTGGCTGGTGGGGCGGTGGCCGGTCACGCTCACGGGGGAGGTGGTGCACTCCCAGCTGAAGGTGATGGCATCGGGGTTATCGTTGATGGTGGCATAGCTCTTCTCGCTGGGGGAAGCGGTGCTGTTCCACGCAATGTGGATCTTCTGGCCCACCTCGTCGTCAACGTCGTTGCCCACGGTGGTCACCCAGCTGAAACCAAAGCCCTGGCGCTTCTGCTGGCCGATGGAAACACCCGTTGCAACCTGTGCGGAACCGTCGCAGGGCTCCCACTCGGTGGGGTAGGTGTAGGCTTCGATGGTGTAGCCGTACTCCTCGGCAGAGCGCAGAGAAGCATACTTGATGTCGTCGGCGTAGAGCTTGGTCTCCTCAGCGCCGGAGGGGCTCTCGGTCACGGCGGTCAGGCCATTCCAGGCCACGCCCTTGTCGTAAGCGCCGGTGTTGTTCATGGGATACAGGACACCCAGCTTGGTGCCCATCTCGTAAAACTTTTCGCCGACAGCGTCCCAAATCAGTCTGGACATATAGTTCCTCCTTAGATGTAGATCGTAAAAACGGTGTGGTATAATCCGTCCGAAACAAAAGAGCGGTCGTAGGTGCATTTTGGCAACACACTTACGGCCGCTTTGATCTTGCTGTCAGGGTCTTTGTCCATCACGGTCACCGTGTAGAACGGATGCTGGATGTACACCCTGTTGTTTGCATGGTTGTTCCGGATCCTGGTTTCACTGTACACGATGCAGGGGTATTGGAGCTGGAATCCCGCTTTCGGCTGATAATAGAGGTGGATCGACGCGGTATTCTCTTTCAGCACTTTGCGTAAGAGTGCGTCAACCTTCAGTCGTGCATCCATTCCAGAGCCCTCCCAGGGTCAGGATCAGGCGCGGGTATTGTACCTTCACGCTGGATACCTGCCATTTCTGTCCCATGAACGTCGCATACCGGAGCTTGTAGAGATGATCTCGTGCAAACGGGTCGGCTACAATGCTCAGTTGGTTTCCCACCGTGATGTCAGGGTTCACCTTGTCCCCCAGCTGCATCTGCCGTCCAAATTCCAGTACATCGCCAAAATATTGGCGTTCTGTCATCTTTTCGGTAAATACACTGGGGGCAGTCTCTTCTACCTCATCGGCAAAGCCAAGCTTTCCGCTGTATTTCATCTCTTCTCACTCCATTTTGATTAGTTACAACTAACTAAAAGGGCTGAAAACTCAGTCCTCAGCCTTTGCCGTCCAGGTTGCCGCAGCGCTGCCGTCGTAGGTGATAAAGCCAGTGGCGGTCATTGCCACAGCCTGGAGCACGTTGGTGCCGTCGTCAATCATCAGGCGGCCCAGCTTGAATGCCTTCTCGGCATCTGCCTTCTTCACCTCGGTGGTGTGGACGGCATCCTCGTACAGTTTGTTGTCGGAATGGCCATAGGCAATGTAGTTTGCCACATGCAGGTCATAGCCGGTCTCGTAATAGGGTTTCAGCATAGGTTTCTCTCCTTTCCCACAACGGGTTAAGCGGCCCACTCAACGGCCATTGCGCTGAACGGGGTGGTCAGAGCGCCGGAGCAGCGGGTCTCGATCAGGTACTTCTGCGCGTTGAAGTCGATGTCGAAGTCATCGAACATGGAAACAGCGCCGCCCTTGTCAGCACCCACAGTGTAATCGGCCAGGTTGACAACGATAGCGACCAGGTCGCCGCCCTTGGCACCCTTGCGGCCCTCCATCTCGGGCACAGTCATGATCTTTGCAACACGCAGCGTGCGGGCCAGAGCAGCCTCGTCGGCATACAGCGGGTGGCCGATGGCGTCCTCCAGCAGGAGCATCTCGGTCAGAGCGTCCTCGGTGGTGAACAGGGTCGGAGTGCCGGAGCCGCGGTAGTCCTTGCGGGCACGGATGATCTGCTTGATCAGGGCCTTGTACTTGTCCTCCACGGTGGTCAGGCCGGTGGTCTTGCACTGAACCTTGATGGTAAACAGGTCTGCATCATTGAAGACGGGGCGGATGCAGTTCTCATCGATCTTGTCCTCAGAGGCTGCCAGACGGCCATCACCCAGCAGGTATGCCAGAGCCAGCTCACGGTTCAGCTTCAGGCGCATCTCCTGCTTCAGCCATGCCACAACGTCAAAGCTGGTAATGTCGATCACATCGTCGCGATCCAGCTTCTGCTTCTTGTAGACGGTGGTGGGGCTGGTGGAGCGGCGCAGCAGGCCAAAGACCTCTTCCTTCTTGAAGTTGCCCTTGATGTAACCCTTGGCGCGAGCATCCTCCTCGGTCAGGTCAGCAAACATGCTCTTGAACCGGCTGAAGGGAATGTGGTGCACAGCGCCCATGACCACGCTCACCCAGTCGTCGGGCTTGTCGATGATGCGGGGCGTGGTGTCCAGCAGGTGATCCTCAGGGAACAGCCAGTCGATGTTGTCGATGCTGTGGGCCAGCTCGTCACTGTCCATGCCGGCATCCTCAAAGGCAGCCTTCATGGTGCCGTGGCTCTTTGCGGTCTTGACCACGTTGTTGATCTCTTCGATGCTGTGCTTCAGCACAGTTGCGTTGGTATCCTTGTCGAAAACATTCTGCTTCACGGTATCGTCCTCCTCACCGTCATCGTTGTCGCCGCCTTCCTGCTCTTCCAGGGCCAGGCCCACCAGAGCGTGGCAGCACTCTTTCTGCTCGTCGGTCATGCTGTTGTAGACCTGCTCGAGCGTCTTGCCTTCGTTCTTTTCGTCCGCCATTTTGGCTTCCTCCTGTGTTGCTTTATCGTCGGTCACGGCATCGCCGCTGTCCGCACTGTGTGTAAGGTCTTCCAGCGGGTTGCCCTCGGGGTCCATGCCGTGGGTCAGGCTCAGGCCGTCCTCGTTATAGATAAAGGCCTCGCCGCCCTCGTAGTCCTCATCGGCGCTGTGCTTTACCACCTCGTCGATCAGGGCACCCGGGTTGCATCCGGCCAGCACCAGGCTCACTTCCCGGATAAAGCCGTGCTTCACGGTGCTGCCCACCTTCTTCAGGCCGTTGGCAAAAATGGAAAAGGCGCTCAGGTCGCCGCTTTCCACGCACTGTCTTGCGGTCTTGCCGGTGTCGGTGTCGTTGAATTTGGCATAGCAGTACACGCCACCGGGCCGGTTCTCCAGCAGGCAGTGGCCGATCACGTTGTCCACGTTGGCGTGGTCGTGGTTGTACACCATGGGCACAACCTTGCCGCTGCACTCCTTAAAGGCATCCTGCGCGATCACCAGCCCGTCATAGCACCGGACGTTCGCTTTCGTCGCCCAGCCGCTGCAATCGTAGTCAAAATTAACCATTTTGATTTGCAATACTCCTCTCTACGGCATCCCGCCCTGCCGTGATCGTTTTGTTCTGCGCCGCAATTTCCTCACTGCTCTGGCTGATGTTTGCATTCCGCAGTTCATCTGCCTTGGGGTCCTTGCTGGGTTTCATGCCAATGGCCTGCCGGAACTCGTTGGAGGTCATGATCTCGTTGCGGGTAAACTTGTCGGCCATTTCGGCAACGGCGGAAACAGGGGTCAGCTTGAACGGGTCACGGAAGTACATCACAGATTCCCGGTTCGCCCGGTCGTCCTCGGTCAGGAATTTCCGCCGGATCTCGTCCACGGCAGCCGCCACAATGGGTTCGATGGTGCGGTTCTCGTAGTTGGTCATCACAGCATCGGAAGCAGTACCGTTCATGATCTCCGGGGTGATACCCAACTGGCTGTATGCCATGTTGGTCAGGTATTCCACGGTCTTCAGAAGGTTGTTTTCGAGGCTGCGGTTCAGCTGCGTGATATGCTCCGTGCCATCGGTGTAGGCAATGCCGTATTTGGAACCGGCGAGCTGCTGTTCGATTTGTGCCCGCCGTTCTTCGGCCTGTTTCTTCCGGGTCTCGCCCTTCACAACGTAGGGCAGCTGGATGATCAGGTCGAGCTTGCCGCTGCCCACCTGCTCGTCGATCACGTCCATCAGGTTCAGTTTCCGGATCAGCCGCTGCACCGTGCCGTTGGGCTCGTTCATCACGGCATAGAACGGGTTCTCCACCAGGGCCACCCGTGTCTTCGGCAGGGTGATCTCCTCTTTCCGTCCGGTCCGGTCGTTGTACACTTCCAGCCGCACGTCGTCCGGGTACCATTCCAGCACCTTTCCCACCCGCATGGATTCGATCCGGGTCTTGCCGGTCTTTCCGTCGTAGTCCACGTCAATTGGCACCAGCGCAATGCATCCCTCGTCCAGCATGGAAAGGAACATATCATATCGCAGTGCCCGGCCCGTCTGGTCCTTGTTGCCGGAAAGGTTCAGGCAAGAATTAAGGCCCGAATCAACGGTTTCGTCGTAGCGTCCGTTTTCATCGAGCCTTACATGATTGATGGTAATTGCCGCAGCGTCCATTGCAATGCGGGTGTTGATGGCCGTCATGATCGTCCGGTCATTGCTTCGGTTCAGCCTTATCCGGTCAGGCCGGTAGCTGTATCCTTCGCCGCTTCTTCCGGGGGGATCCCGGTTCAAAAACGCATTCCAGGCGTGTCTCAGTCTGGAGCCAAAGGTTTGTGATGCCATTTTGATTTCCTCCAGACCTTAACTGTCTTTCTTGTCGTCGTCTTTCTTCTGCTGGTTTCCGCCAGCGCTTCCGCTCACAATGGCGTTCGCCAGATCAGGGTTCTTGAGTTCCTTCGTGATGAACTGTTTTGCTGCGTAGCTCATAGCACCGGAAGCGGCCTTGGTCAAAAACTGCTGGGAAGCGTTCGTCATTACGGTCTTCACAAAGCTCTGCCCGCTGTATACGTCCTTCCGCAGCTGTTTCACGTCCTTCTGGAGCTGGAGCCGCTCTTTCTCGGCTTTCAGTTCCTTGTTGGGGTCATCCGCCCGGATATTGGTCTGCCCCTGAAGATCCCGGTACTGCCTTTCCATTTGCAGCCGGTTGATCCGTGCCCGCAGCTCCTCGTCGGAGTAGTCCTCCGCATTTTTCCCGGTTCGCTTGGGTGCATACTCTGTCTTGGGCTTCTGCGCATCCTCACCGGCGTTCCCGTCCCCGGCATAGTGTTTCCTGCCTGCGGCCGTCAGGGTACCATCCTTGTTCTGGTATCGCCGCACGCCCCACTTCATGCCCTTGATGCCCCAGTGGTATAGCTCGTCCTTGTATACCTGCATGTTTATCTCATCACCTCAGTTCCGCTTGAACAGGCTCTGAACCCGCTTCCTACCGTTCGACAGGATTCTGGAAGCACTTTCGTATGCTTTATTTGCCTGATAGATAGGCTCATACTTATATTTGTTTTTGTTGTCAACCCGCTTCATGGTGCTCTCAAAGTTAGTCGCGGCCTTTGTATGATTATAGGTTTTTTCCCGAACTTCACCTGTTTTCTGGTTCTTGCTCGTAACCGTAAGTGTATCGCCAATGGCAATATAGGTTTTATGCCACTGATTTCGGTTGTGCTCAGTCTTCGCTTTCAAGATCAGATCATTGATTTTTTTCTTTCCGCTCTTTACGGCAGACTGCACTTCTGCTGCTTTTTTATTTACAGCACTTTTTGCCTTTCGCAGGTTCGGATGGTCTTTCACGGTTTTGGTATGGGCAGTGACGCTCGCACTGTCCGCAGAAATGCCAGTAGTACCGCCAAACTTGTCAGAAGGAGTTCGCACGGTATCAACCCCGCGGCTTCTTGCGCGCTCCATATCTCTTTCTGCATCGCGCTGACTTACCATCGTATTTCCTGTGCCAGTCACATAATGCGTCGTTTTTCGATCTTTCTGACCATACGGAACACTGATTTGAGCAGTCTTGTCCTGCCTCTTCCGGGTCATATATGCGCCATATTCTCTTGCATCATAGAAATAACGATACTGGGTATAGCCAAGTCTGTTTTTACCAACAGCAATGCGGGCATAGTATTTGTGCCCCTTTCGCTCTTTTCCCAGCTCGCCATGCGCCAAATAGTTCCAATAATCGTTCATTTTTCGCTCCTTTTCGCTAATTTACTTTTTCGGTCCTCTGTGCTATTCTTGTAATAAGACGTACTCGAATATGATACGGAGGTTTTCATTATGACAAACGAGGAACAGGCTTTGTATGATCGTGTAAAATCTGGAGAGTTTGACGGAATGGTTGGCAATCTTTGGGAGAACAACCATGGTTCGACCTTTTACACGCTAATAAAAGATGGAAAGATTGCTCGTTACAAGCAAACTTCCACTGGCAGATTCTTTAATGGTAAAGAAAATGAATCCTACGGTGGAAAGACAAAAATAGTAGAACAATGGAATACCGTTGAAGAAATCTTGGCTTTCCTTCAGAAATATGGCTGGCTCATAGCCGATGCCGCCGTAAATGCTTACAGCGCCAAATTCAAAGGAAAGAAATAAATTTCACTCAAACGCATCCCGGTTCTGTTTCCACGCCACGTAAGCGTCCATCATAGCAGCCACGGCATCGATTTTCTGATCCTGCCGCTGTTTGTAGAGCTTCCGGTTTCCGTTGGTGTCCACCAGCGTGATGCAGTTGCCCATGGCAAATTGCATCAGCTGTTCGTCGAACAGCAGCTTCCGCTGTTCGCTCAGCTTTTTCAGCTCACCCAGCGGCACGCTTTCGGTCTTTGCACCCTGGATCACTTTCACAACGCCAAAGGTGCTGTTTTCATCGCCCCAGCGCTTCACGAACTCCTGTGCGTTGTAGGGGTCGTAGCCAAACGCCCGCACGTCGTACTCGTTCTCCATGATAAAGTTGTCCAGGTCATCGTACACCTGCATCATGTCCAGGACCGTGCCGTCAAACACGAACAGGGTCCCTTCCCGCATAAACTCCTCATACTGCTGCCGTCTCGAAGCCGGAAGCTGGCTGAGGGTGTAAGATGTGATGTAGTCCCGCGTCTTGACCCCAAAATATCCGTTGGACAGCGGAAACAGGAAGGTAAAAGCGCAGAAGTCGTCGCCCATGGAAAGGTCCGCGCCCATGGCACAGGGCATCTGCCAGAAGCTTCTCTTCCTGTGGCACAGGGTCTCCTCGTAGGGGAAGAAATAGGTGTAGCCCTCCATGGGCAGGTTGAAGCGCTTGGCCAGAATATCGTTCCGGGCGCTGGGGGATTTCTCCGCACGCTCCACGTCCAACTGGTAGGTCTCGTAGCTCACGGTCTTGCCCAGGTTCGGGTTGGCCTTCAGCCACATCTCCGGCTGGCCCACTTCCTCAATGGAGTCCAGCTTGTAGTACCAGATGGACACATGAGGGTTGACGTACTCCCCTTTCAGGATGCTCATCAACTCCATTTTGATGTCGTCGCCGCAGCCGTTGCGCACCGTGCCCTCGGAGGAAGCCGCCACGATGAGGTAATTTTCGTTCTTGGCCGCGCCCTGTTCAATGGCACCAATGGGGTCTTCCCGGATGTCGCAGGAGAGCCACTCGTCCACGGTCGCCACCGTGTCGCGCCGTCCTTGCAGCTTCTCAATGGTCATCGGGCGCACTTCCAGCAGGCTGTTGGTTAAAAAGTTCTCGATGCCCTTCTTGGTGGAAGCCATCTTCACCCGGTCTGCCTTGGAGCCGGTGGTGTTTTGCAGGCTGCCCTCGGTCATAAACTGGAACACCGGCCCCTTTGCCCGCGCCAATGCGGTACGGAAGGGTGCCAGCACCTCCTCGGCCTGTTTCATTGTCGGGGCGGTGGTCAGCTGCTGGGTCGTGGTGGTGTACGCCGTCAGAAAGTACGCCTGCAAAAACTCCAGATACATGGTCTTCGCGGCCGATCGGGTAATGATGAGGTACTGCTTTGTCACCAGCCGCTTTTTCAGCCGCCGGGTCTCGTAGTGTCCGCCGCCTCCGCGCTCGTTCGGCACAAAGACGCTTCGTTCCACAAAGTAGTACCACCCAAAGATCTCTTCAGCCCATAACTTGAAACTGTCCAGCAGCTTCACGTCGGTGCCGTCAGTCAGGGTCAGCTCATCCTCGCAAAATGAGATAAAGCCGTTCACCGCCTTGTCGTCATAGTAGATGCCTGGGTTGGCGATCAGGTCGTCGATCCGCTCCATCTCCATGGCAATTTCCCGGCATACGGGTATTTCGCCACGCATCACGGCCTCCCGAAAACGGCCGTAGTAGATCGGCGTGGCCGTGTTCGATAATGCCATTTTGGTTCCTCGTCTTGCTCCGTTTCACTCGTTCAGCCTTTTGGCCGGTAAAAGGGTTTGTCCAGGGTGTAAAAGCATCGGATATCCTCCGGGCATTCGCCGGTTCCCTGTCGGGCGCATCCGTTGCAGATATCCTGCGTTACCCGCCCAAACCAGTCCTTTTTCTCCGGTGTTTCCATCCAGTGCTCCGCCCATCGTGCTGCTACTGTCCGTCCCATGTGTTGTCGTGCTCCACGTTCAGCCGCCATTCCATCTCGGAGGCGGTATTCTTCAGTGCTTCCATGGTGGTGCTGCTCTGGGGCGGGTCAAAGCCCAGCAGCCGTACCTTCACGGCCACGTAAGCCTTCACGGCTTCCACCTTCACCGGGTCGGCAACGAACTCCGTCCATTCGTTTTCTTTCCCGGAAATGGCGTACCCCTCGCCGGGCCCCACGCCCATCTGCACCAGTGCAAACAGCGCCATGTTGATGTACATGATGATGTCCGCATCAAAGTCGGTGCACTCCTCGGCAATGCCCAGCAGCTTCTTTACGCTTGTAAGGATGCTGTCCATACTGCGCCTCCGTCAATGTGCGGTGTTTCCGTCCGCAATGCACTGGTTCTCCCACTTCTTGTACACGTCGAGGTAGGTCTCCTTCTTGTCGCCGTTGTGGGTGATCTCATAGTACATGCCATCGGATACGGTGGTGCTTACAAGCGCCTTCCAGTTCTGCAAGGTCTTCGAGAACCATACGATGAACACATCCTCCATCGTCAACTTCTTGCCGTCGGTCGCGTCTACATGACTGTTGAAGTAGTCCACCACCAGCTGCTTTGCGCGGGTCATAAAATCTCTCTGTTCCATTTTTATTCCTCCTCGGCATCGCTGTAGCCACCCATAATGTAGCTCATCATGGCATAATACCAGTCCTTCTGAGCCCTCGCCAGAAGTTCCAGTTCGGCCAGATTGTGGGGCGCGCCGTCCTTCCCCATGGCCGCTTCTTTCTGTACACTCTCCTCGACCAGCTTGGCCAGCCTCCCCGCATCTATCGCCACTTGACCAGGTTTCAGCAAAACGAGATCTCCCTCAGCACTCGGAGCAGCGTTTTGTGCGGTCACAGCATGATTCTCATCCCTCCGCGGGACAATCTTCATCCCATCAAGCGTAATATCCCCGGCCCGTGTTGCCCGCACCTGCTGCCCATCCACGTTCGTGGCCAAAGCATCGTCAAAGTCAAAGCCCCTGTTCCGCGGTACAGCCGTATAGCCCTGCTGGAGCCCGGCCTCCGCAATGCCCACGTTCGCCCAGAGCAGTGCCTCGTCCAGCTTGGTCAGCGCCAGGCTTCTCGCGCGGCTCGGTGCAAGGTGCTGGAGCATCGCCTCTGCCTCTTCCAGCTTCCGCCGCAGCCCCATGGCGTAGTCCTGCTCTCGCCGGTTAAATGCTTTTTTCTGGTACATACTCATTTCCTCCACTGGATATCCGACTTTCTTCTTTACATACAACATATGGATTGATATACTTATCTCGAGCGGTATTTCTTATACTTCGGAGGCAATATATGCAGTCTTACACCTGTCCAAACTGCGGTGCTCCTGTAAAAATGGATGACCACGGTGCATTTCTCGAGTGCCCTTATTGTGGATCACAGTTCAAGCCCGATGATTCTTCATCTGATGAGCCAAGCAGTCGTCAAACGGATTCGGACGATGATAACGAAGAACTTCGCACCTATGCAGAAATAGTAAATCGCCATATTCCAGAATTTTCGGTCACCGAATTTATCGATAGAGCCAAGCATATTCTCGAAAGAACTCTTGATTTTCTCGGTGATCACGGAATGTACATCCAAGTCGGTGTCGTTTTGCTTTTTGTCGCCTTAGCCATTGTCAGTTTCTTCTTGTAACTTATTCATGCTTTTATCCATGGGCAGGTGTCGCCCGGGCTTCTTTCTCCGTCCGGCAGCTTCGGGCCCTTCCCCGTTCCGTAATGGATCACCTTGTGCGTTGCCGCCGAAACACAAATGGCGTTCTCCGGGTCAAGCAGTTTTTCGCTGTGCTGGAGAACGTCATTTTTTGTTATGGGGTTTATGTGGTGGATGGAGATCTTCGGTCGGATCGGCCTTCCGTCCCGCAGCACCCAGTCCGTGATCGGGTGATCTTTACACCCCAGGTCACATCCCATGTCCCGGGCGATGATCCTGTCCCTGAACTGCCGCCACTCTCTCGATTGGTAGAAGTCCTGGTTCAGCCATCGGTCAAACCCAAAGGTATCTCTCCCCACTTCCCCGTGCAGCTGTAAATACTCCAGCCTCTCCTCGTAGGTTGGCAACTGGCATAGCTTTGTGTAGCTTTTCATAAGCGCTTTCATCACTTTTATTATTTACGGTAACCGCCAAACCATCCTTTAATGGTTCGCCAGACTGATACATGAGGCAATCCCACAGCCGTTCCAATTCTTCTCGTGTCATCGTCATCGTCTCAAAAGACCCAGCCGTCTGCCACAAATGCACCGAACAGCATAACGCCTACTGTTCCGGAGATTGCACACATGAGAATCGTGTCGAATTTTCGGTTTACTCCGGTGTATTCAAGCGATAGGAAAACTTCAACAAGGAGAAGAGGAATCATAGCGAACACCAGAATACGAAATACCTCAGCATTCATACTCGTCGTCCTCCCCAAGTCCATTGTATTTCTTCATAGCGGCAATAGCTCTCTCATATAGCTCTTCAGAGTGCTTGGCATTCTGGAGGGTTTCCGTCTTTGCCCGCAGCAGCTTGTTTTCCTCTTCTAACTTTGTTTTCTCCAACTCGTTCTTAGAGGTCGCCAGCTTCAGAAAATGGGTCGTCTCAGCGCTGGATGCCGTACCTTCCAGCAGTCTCTTCTCAACCAGCTTCATCGCCAGATTGATCATATAGTTTTCTTGCGCTTCCGGGGTGCTTGCAGGCCGCGAAGTTGCAGCCGACATTTCGCCCGGAGCAGACTTCTTAGGTTTCATTGCAATAACCTCGTTTCATATTCCTGTTTTGCTTTTGCAAGGGTTCATGGGAGTCGCAGTAGTACCAGTTAAGCCTGTCTCATTTGAAAGGAGAAGAAAAAGCAGATCATGCCCAATGGAGGTTGAACATCGTGAAAGCCCTGAACCCAAATATATAGGAGGATACTACTCCCATGAGCCCTTGCAAAAACCGCCGAAGCCCCGGTCTACACCCCAGAACCTCGGCAATTATATTCCGTTTCGACTTGACTGCGCATACAAATGCACTTATACTTATCTCGGAGGTTGACCTGTAAGTCTCATTTGAATCGTTCATTCTACTAGGAAAGGTGGTGATATAGAATGGACGATGTGATTAAGATCGATAAAGTCACTTACGATGACTTTACCAAGGTCAAATTTGCTCCAGTATCTCGTGAAGAACTACTGGAAAACATTACGGAGACTCTCTTGTGGATTGCAGATAAGTGCAAAAAGCTGGAGTTAGATCGAACCGTATAAAATATAAAAACGTCAGTATCTACATACCGCATGGATACTGGCGTTTTTTCCTCTTAAAGCCCAAATATCAATTTTCCCTCCGGGGAAATATCACAGATCGGCGCGATTTGAGAGGGGGTGTCGATTTTGGGACCCCCTCCCTATGGTTTACGCGGTTTGGCCGAGCGTGTCCTCATCGGGCACAGTGATCTTGAGCTTCTTGTAAATGTTTATCGGGTCAGCAGCAATGATCTTGTCGATTGCCTTCTCAATTTCATAGGCATTTTCGTTGTCCGTGAACTGAGATGAGGTCTCGGCGATCCTCATAAGCAAACCGGAAGAGTTGTAGCCGTGCTCGACATCATACTGATACCACTTCTCGAACTCGTCGTACGGACTGTACGGGTTGTCAAAGGTGGTGAGAAAGCATCGAACCATTATTCAAAGCCTCTTTCTTAGTAGATTGTTACTTATTAAGCGCGCTGTAAACCGTGGACTCCGGAACACCGCAGGCCTTGGCGATTTCAGCATAAGAATAACCGCTTCTCAGCATTGCGTTTGCTTTGGACATCTTTGCAGAAGTCATAACAGCAACATTTTTCGGCATTGCACGTTTTACAATTTCATCAGAATCAGACGAATTAAGGAATTTCGTCAACATATTGTCGGAAATTGCGCCAGCCTGAACAGCTTCCCATTCCCTGTCCGTGAAGGTAATCTTGGACTTGCGTCCGCTTGCGCCGACAGAATCGCGAGCACGCTGCATCTCAACAGAAGAGATCTTCTTGATTTCTTTCTTGTCGATCGTAGGATCAAGTCCCTGTTCCTGAATCTTCGCCTTAATATTAGCATTCGCAATCAGCATTGCTTTGCGTTCCTTAGGCTTGTTAGCGATCATGTTGTTGTACTTCTCTTTCAGGGATGCAACCTCAGGCGCATAGGTCTTGGCCGCTTCAGGGTTACGCTGGATGCCCTTCATATTGGCCGCCTCTTTGCGCGCTTGGTTAGCCATGGCCTTCAGCTTGTTGGAGAAGTCCGCATACAGATTCTCCTGGATGGTGCCAGAAGACAGCGTACGTGCATCCTTTGTTTCGGAGATCAGACTGACTGTGTCCTCGGCCTTACGTTCCTTACCCGTCTTAGGGTCAATGAAGGTACGTCCACTTTCTTTGTAGATGTATTCGCCAGTTTCCTTATCGACTCGAATACTACCACGGCGCTCAGGTACACGAACCGTCTGCTTACGGCGAGACAGGAGTGTGGACGCGCCGCCATAGTGCGTAGCGCCTTCCTCGTCCACACGAATCTGCCACTTCTGCTTCAGCTCGGGGATACCATTCTCTCGCTCAGAGCGCTTGTAGTCCAGCTTATGTTTTTCTGCATCGATAACGACCATGGAGTGCTTAACGGCACGTGCAAGCTCGTCCTCATCGGCACCTCGCAATGTCATATCAGTGATGAGGTTGGAGATCACGCCCATTTCGCGCTGCTTTTCCTCTTTCTTCATCAACCTGACATTGTTCGGATTACCCTCAGGAACTGCATAAGCGGTCTTGGGATCGAATCCTTCCAATGCTTTCAGCGCACGAGTAGACTTAATGTTGACTTTGTCAGTAACAGGGATTGCCATAACCGTGTCGCCATCGAAGTCAGCACCAGACAGGCGCTCTGCAACCTTTGCATTGATGCCGATTGCATCCTGAATTGCACCGAGATTCCGCTTACCGCTGACATTCTTGTTGTTGACAGTCACAATGGGAATCTCAAAGGTACCTGCATGAGGATAACGGATCAGTGCAAGCCGAGTGCCGTTCTCATAGGTGGGGCAATACGCCTCTGTCTCCTTGATCTTATTGATCGGCAGGATAACCTTCGTGGACTGACCCGGGAAAGCAGATGCCTTCAGGGTCATGGACGTTCCCTCAACCGTATCAGCAAAATCGTTGAGCAACTTCTTTTTGACCGTAGGATTATCGTACCGCATGATTTCATCATATTGGGCTTTGTAATCCGCGACAGTAAGGTTAAGCTGGTTCTCGATCAGCTTCTTGGGCTGCTTGGAAAGGAACTGAGAAGAGACGTTCCGGGACATCGTATCCCAGTCGCCCTCTTCTTTTAGCTTGTTGATCGGCGAGAGGTGCTCTTTGCCATCTTCGCCGATATACATGCTCTGTCCGTTGGCCTTGATAGCTGCACCAAACGGGTTATCAGGATCCGCTTTTGCTTCCTTGAGGACCTTCATTTTGGGCGTGCCAGAAGGCTTATTGGTGTTGAACATAACGTCCACACCATCCGGCAGATCATCAGAATAGACAGCCATGCCCTTCAGATAATGGTCACCGTCAACGAGGATACGAACCTGCGCATAATGGCTCTTGCCGAGGTCAAGGTCGGGCACACCACGGCGAATCTCCATAACACCGTCTTTGTCCAGGCCGCCTTCATCGCCATAACGAATTGCAACTCGACTGGAATCCAGACTAGAGGGGCGCTGAAGCTTCGTGAAGGTCTCGCCGCCATCATCGGAGTGGTAATCGCCCAGAGAATCGATCTGATCCTGATGCTGATAAGCATACTTCTGGTCGAACTCCGGCTTTGCGAGAACCGTGATGTTCGTCTGCTGACGGACATTGGTCGGCTGTCTGATACCAACGCCATAGCGCTGGTAGCCATATTCTGCTTCCAGAATATAAGCAGCCTCGTCCAGCTTGCTTTCCGACACACCGAGGACCTGATTCGCGCCCTCGGAAATATCAATCATACCCTTCTTATCGACCTCTTCTTTCAGAGTCGCGGCAATCTTCTCAGCCTGGCTGGCTTTTTCGCCAATCGCATTGTTATACTTGGACCTCACACTGGACTCGCTCATGCCGAGCTTGTCACCAATTTCCTTCCAACCAAGACCGTCATCCTTCAGCGCACGAATCTGATCGTACTCCAATGCCTTACGGTCATGGCCTGCTTTCTGACGTGCAGTGCGGAACTCGGTCAAGCCCATCTTATACTCGTCAGGGAGAGAGTCGTTGATGGTCTCCAGGATTTCCTTCTCCGAGAGGCCCTTCTTTTTAAGCTCCTCTACACGAGACAGGAAATCGCCGGAATGCTGATACGGGTTATCGCCGGAGCCCCAAGGATAGCGACCAGAATGTCGCTTGGTACCATAGTGCTCCAGGATATTGCTTTCGGAAGTGATGCCAAAATAAGAACGGAGGTCTTTTTCAATCGGATTCATGCTGCCACTCCTAACAAAATATCAGTGATGATCGGGTCGAACTCTTTGATTTTAGCGATGACGGGGCTGATTTCCTCTTCAGTGGGGTTCTCGACCCAAACTTCATCGTTCTGGTAGATACGGAGCTCCATCCGAATATCTTTCGGGTGGTATCCGTACTCCAGACAGAACAGAGCGGCATAAATATAGAGCTGCTCCATATGTGCAGGAACAGCTCCGGTTTTTAAGTCATGGATGCGAAGGAACCCATCGTTGAACGAAATGGCATCCGCAGTTCCATAGCAGTTGTCGCTGTAATACAGCACCTGCTCGGTATCCATGCGGAAACCAATGGCATCGTTCACGTAGGTATTAAGGGTTTTCTTGTTCTTCGGCAGTTTTTGCTTCAGATCAATGCACTCTGCTGCAAATGCGTGCAGCCGTGTTCCCCGTTCCTTCGCCTGGTAATTAAGAACTGCATTGGTCAATCTATCTGCGTCATAGTTCAACCAATGGTAGTTACTTGCTCCGAGGAGGGCATGTTTCCCCGTGAGCCTCGAATGATCTCGCCAGTTCATTAAGAACTTCCTCCTTGTTTTCGGGATAGATAAAGGCCGCAAAACTCATCTCGTCCATCTGCTGAACGTAATAGTCCTGATTTGGACGATGAGATGCACTCGCTGACTTCTTGCCCTCCAATGCGCCCCATGTGGTGCCGTAGAGAACCAAGAGATCGGGGATTCCCTGAATCTCGTTTGGGTCAAGATGGACAACCATGCAGCCAGGAAAGCGTTCTTTCAGCTCCCTTATCAATCCTGTCTTGAATTTGTTTTCGAGCATGATACAACCTCCAAAAATAAGAGGAATAGTGCATCCTGAGACGCATTCTATTCCCCCCATAAAAGGGGATGTTTTTCTCGCGTGAGTTTTTAGGAAAAAATGTGAATTTTTAGGAATTTTCAGAGAAAAAGAAAAAGCCCCTGCGTTTTTCTCGCAGAGGCAATGCCGTGGCTATATTAAATTAGGTGAAAGAAATCAATCTCGTATCCCGGTGCACCAGCAAGGAAAGCTCGACTACCATCGTCATCTTCCATATACTTGTACTCTCCGTAGTCTTCATCCGGCTCAAGGTTAGAGGTCATGTAATCATCCGGGTTGATGCTTCTGGAAACATCTTCCGCTTCGAGGTGCGCCCCGCATTTAGGGCAGTCCCATTCGAGCTCACGAGTTTCCACCATTGGCTCACCACAAACACAAATCGGACGTTTCGTATGAACCTCTGCAAATTTATTTGCAAAGCATTCAACTTCATTTCCATATTGGTCAGTTGTGATCCAATGTTCAATACCGTACTTATCCATAACTTTTCACCTCATATATGTTAGGAGTGCTACGTTCGTACACGGTGTTTTAAGAATACACTATTTGGCGCTCTTTTGCAAGGTGGAAATGGGTAAAAACTCGCTGTGGCCAAAAACCCGTTTTTTATCCTCTATTACTATATATATTTTTTCATTTTTTTAAGTAAGTTAAAGAAAAAAGTGGGTTTTTGGCCAAACTGCATATTTTTAACGTAAATACGTTAAATTTTGTGGCCATTTTTATAAATTTTTTTGGTCACAAAGTGGGTTTTTGGCCACAAAAATGGCACTTTTTTGACGTTTTCTCGAAAAATCCCAAAAATTGCGAAAAATAAAATGGGCAGAAATGGGCACTCAGAAAAATCCTTTTGAGCCTAGAAAGCAAATAATCATGAAAATTGCAAATCCAACAGCTCCAATAATTACGGCTTTATTCTCTTCCTTTGACTGGTCTTTCCTCTTCCGTTCCTCAAACTCCATTTTCTTGAGCTCAAGTTCTTTCGCATCCTTGGACTCTTGGATCCGTGCTTCATCCACAAACCGATGCGTCTCCTGATAGTCATCGAGCCGAACCTTCGTCCCGCAGAACTCACAAAACATGAAGTCCCGGTTGTCATCTTTCACCGTAAGATCCGCGCCACAGCCAGGGCATTTTACCGTCCGTGCCATAAAAGCACCTCCTATTCGTCATGTATTTAGGATATCATGTGCTCTGCCCATAGTCAAGTAATTCAGGGCGGCCGAACCCATAATATAATATTTTTAATCAACTTCATAAAATTTTAACCTTTCATATCATTGTTTGTTCATGATTTGGTGTGGTATACTTACGCCAGTAAAGGCCAGTAGCAGTAATCCGATGCACTTGGCCGCCATTAGAACTGTTACATAGGAGGATATTATGGGTTCTAATACTGATATCATGCGTCTATTCCTAGGAAGTCTTCTTAATTTGGATTCTGACACTAATTATTCTATTGAGTTCGAAGAAAACCGCCCCAATAAAAGAACTGGAAGTAAAACGCATTTTGCACGGCTTGACAATGGCGTAAGTATGTCAAGAACCATAACTAAAACAGGCGCTCAATGGGATACTATATATAGAAACCCAGATTTTACGTCCAAGGAACAGTTGGATGCTATCATTATTGATTACTATAAGAATGGACTGACTCAAGACCGTATAGCTGCTATGGTAAATCGTTCTCAGTCATATGTTTCAAATGTAATACGAAAATACCGAGCACAGAAAAAATAAAGAGCCGCAGATTTCTCCACGGCTCAGTGCATAAATTAGTCTGTTATCTTATCAGCGATTTTCTGATACCCTTCAGGATCTGCATCGTACATTGTGGCTATCACGGATGCTCCACCCCAGTTTGCAGCTCCATTGAGTGCGGTTACTAAACCAACACCTGCAAGGATGCACCCCAGTGTGAGCTTGCCAAATACAAACCAAATCACCTTTGCATCTTCATTAGTGAGTTTCATAATAATTCAACCTCCAAAATATAATTTCGAGACTAATCATCTCATAAAGCACCAAGAAATTTTCGCGTCACCAACTCATCAAATTCAGACCTCACACTCGCTCAAGCAACGAATGTGAGGCCTTTTTATTTACCGCTTACTTCTTGCCGTCCCACATATACCCCGTATGCTCATACAGCAGCTTCGGGGAAATGTAGTAGCTGATCCTCCCATACTTTGAGTCCATCTGCTTGATATCCGTGATCCTGACACCATTCCGCGTCGCCTCACCGATCGGCAACCAACCAGCGATGATGCCTGCACGAACCCACGAAGAATCACGCCCGTACACTTTCGCTGCCACCCTAACAGGTACAGAACCACATGCAAATTTAACTTCATCCATAATGTTCAACCTCCAAATTGATTTATGAGTGAATAAAAATAAGAGCCGCAGATTTCTCCACGGCTCAATGCCTTTATTTTTGTTTTGCCTTCTCGTAGTCTTCGTTTATTTGACGATTGATTGCCTTTCTGCACTGTTCATATTGTTCATCGCCAAGTTGCTTATTGAACAAGTAGCCGAGATACTCAACTTCGCAGTCAGCGCCGTGGTACATACCGAGTTTATAAATGCCCCAGATAGCAACAGCTACGCCTACAATAGTTCCGATTCCTCCACCCGTTGCACCAGCAACATAGCGATAATAGTTATACCATTCTTTTTGCATAATAGTTCAACCTCCAAAAATATAATTTTGAGACTACTCATCTCATAAAGCATCAAGAAATTTTCGCGTTACAAAGATTTAATCCTCAATCTCAAACATCACATTCTCCGGTGAGATGATCGTATCGCACTTCTTACCCTTGAACCGAAACCTAACAAACTGGTTCGTCAAACCGGAAATTTTCTCAACCAGTCCATATTCACCACTAAAATTAGCCACGATCTTAGCCCATACTCTCCCCTGCTTGGCCAGTTCGTTAAATTCACCCGCGGTCATTATCCACACTCACCTCCGTCATCAAACTTCTCCCTGCCGCATACAAGAATTTCTTCAGCGACAGCACCTTAATATCGTACGTACTCTTCAAATTCTCCAGCTCAGCATTAACCCCATCAGAGCGATATTCCGCCATATCCAATGCATACCGCATCCGGCGATCCGCAACACCAGGGCTGCAATTGAACTTATCTGCCAGTGATGCCTCGATATCCCTCATGGACATAAATCGGTGCGAGTTCAAGTCATCGACGACCATCTCCACCGCTTCGCCCATCAGCTCTCCGCCGAAGGTCAGCATGGGAACTTTCAACTTAGCGAGAAAATCATACGTTCTTTGCTGCATTTCTTATCACCACATCCTTTCCCACTTAGGTTTTCATAATAGCATTCGCTGCATGAACCAGATATGTGGTACCGTCAATCGTAATTTGCAGCTGATCGCCTTCGTAGTCAGTCCAGTTGTCCACTTTGCCTTGAACAATAGTTCCATCGGGCAACTTAATCTGTGCCCAGGAATAGGTAAATGTCGTATCAAACACCCTATAGTTTCCGCAACTGCATAGCCCGAGGCAGCCAACGAGCATCATCATACATGCAACGACGCAAATAATACGATTTTTCATAGGTAATCACCTCAACCAAATATCATGTAAATTAAAAGCAAGAACCATCCTGTATATCTGATGATTCTCTGTTTTTCTTCGCCGATGTTCTCAGCAAAAAACATTCCAATTGCGATAGCTTGCAAAATAAGGCTTGCGAGCAGCACAATTCGCATCACTTCACCATACTTCCTTTCCGCGTTTGATCATCCGCAGGCCAGAACGTGTAAATATCATCGAACACCACTGGGATCTTCTTCTGAAGTTCCATCAACAACGGGCACATGAGCTCTCTCATCTGAGGATGGGCCGCCACAGGAGTACGCAGTTTGAAGATGTTGCGCCACTCACGGTAGTTGGCAGTCACCACGATCTCGGTCTTCAGGCACAACGGCAGCACACAGCGAGCCTGCTCGGGGCGCATACCATTGGCGATAAGTGCCCTATAACCTTCTTCGGCCTCGTCGCAAGCCCGATACCACGCATTATTGATTTGATAGTCTGTTTCGAGCTTTTTTAATTCTTCCGTCGAAGAAGCTGCTTTGATTGCATTTTCCTTAGGCTCGTCAGGAATATAATACGGCCGAATAAAGCTCAGCTCTCCGCCAAACTTCTCCTTCGAGTAGTTGCAGTACCGTGTGCTCTCCTGCGCAAAGCTCGCAATACGGTGCCTTATCAGTTCATTGGCCACGCCACGATCACAGGTAAACAGTACACTCAGCTGCGAATGCTCCAGCATAGCCTCATGCCCCTGCTTCACCAGAAAGCCCACCAGTTTCTTTGCCGACTCACCATCCGGCGTGATCTTGTCCTCGCTCTTGTAGCAGACCCGGGCCACCCGCTCAATCTGCTGGAGCTCCTTAATGCCTCCCTCAGAAATATCAGTGAGGATTTCGTACTTAGGTTCAACGATTTTCATAATTAAATCTCCTTTTCATCAGTGAATCCACAATTTCGAGCTGACTGAGGCTCTTTCCATTACCTCTTTGGGCCACCATGCTTATGCCAATATCCTCGATCGGGATAATGTATCCGAGATGAGCCAGTTGCTTATGGTCGCAAGTTTCCACCTTCGGACACTTCTGGCATTTAGGTGCAAGTATCGTAAGTGCTCCGAAGTCGTTGTTCATGTTGTCCACTCCGATATCATTTTGCACTCCCAATCCCCACAGATATCACCCGAAGCATGTTTCTTTGCAAACGCCATGCCCTTCTTGATGGCCTCCTGCTTGTCGGTCGCCCTGACTTCAAAGGCCTGATGCCCGCCACCATTGTCGGTACATTCAAACCAAAATGTGTACTTCATATATCAGCCAGCCTTTCTCTATCAGGATCTCGCAAAATAGAATCCCAGTCTCTAATAAGTTTCCGTAAGCCATGATCATCTGCTATTGGGTTCATCGTTTCTTCATCATATTGCACTATGACACTGCCTGCTTTATTGCATCCAAATCCGCAATTCCGACACTGAATCTTATACTTGATTTCCAGGCTTGTCCCAGTGGTCGCTGTTCCGTATACAGTTAGCCTCACTTTTGAATAGCATACCGGACAGCATTTCATATAAAATCCTCCAAAATCGAGTTAAGCAGAATCTCCAGCACCCGGTTTATGCCCGCCACCACTCGATATGGCCACGGTTCTTTCGGTTCCACCCGGGCAGGGTTATCAGACTTTCTCAGCGCGCCATAAAGCCACCTGTCGAACTGCCCAAGTGAAATATCATTCTCCATGCACCATTCACGAGCATCTGCGTAGCTAATGTCACCATTCATGCAAAGCTCGACCACCTTACGCAATGTAGCATTCGGCTTGATCAGGATATCTTTTTGAAGCTCGTAATCCTCAAAATACAAGTCCTCGCGTGACCCGTCAGCCCTGTGAATAACTTGCGCAAAGGCTTTGCCATCCGCATAAAGCGTCGTAATATCCTCATCAATGTCAATTCGAGGACAGTCGTACCTCCATATGGCCTCAACAACTTCTTCATAGTCAATCATATCGCACCTCACAGCAGAATCCGGAACAAAATGAACCAGATCACCTTCAGCGTGAACACAATAATGATCAGCCATGCGCAAATAACCAGCGTTGCCGCCAGAATATGACCCAGCATATGGCCAATTTTTTCCCAAGTATTATTAGTCACCGATATCCACCCTTTCAAATCCTGTAAAAACACCGACACCAATATTTCCATTATCACAGATGTGAACAGCTTTGTGGTACATCAATTCTTTTGCTTTATTAACTGCTTCCTCTTCATTATGATAGCGATTACCCACTTCAAACTCTCGCTCACAGAAATTGCAGAAATATGTAGGACAGTAGAAAGTTGTCATACTGCACACCTCCTCGCGGCATCCAGACGGCTCTCCGCAGCGTTCAGCTCGAAGATAGCAGCCGTGATAAACTCCGGATCGCAGTTCTCAAAGTGGTTCCGGGCCACCTCAAGATCCCGCATGGCATCTTTCAGTGTGTTGACTGTCGAAACCATCGGCTCTGTCCAGAGTATCTTTTTGACGAAATCAACGATTTTGCGCAGCATTTCTACACCTCCACATCTTTGTGACCTGACGAGCCGTGAGCCAGCCCTCAACATCATCATGGCCAAGCAGCTGTGCGCCCATCACCTCGATAAGCCCCTGGTCAAAGCCATAGGAACCCCAACCCCAAACGCCATCCCAGATACGATTTCCAGCAGCATCATATGCAACGATTTGTTCACCACCATCGTGTCGTCCGCCCGGAAGATACTCCCGATAGTCCGGTATGTCCATCTCTGGCCAACGACGTCCATAAGTATGCGGAACCTTAGCATGCTTCAGCAGAATATCCAACTTCTGCATCTCGGTCATGTGATTCCAAACCCGGAGTTTCCAGGTTTTCTTAGACATATTTCTCATTTCTGCATTTCCTTTCGTCAGCCTCCATGGTCTTTGCGATTTTATGCTGAATATAAAGCACACAGCCAGCCTGACTATCACACCCGAATGAAGCCAATAGTCCAGCAATAGCATTCAAAGAGTTCAAATCCTCTTCAGCAAATATCATTTAGCGTTCACCGTTCCTTCTGATACTCTACAATTTTAGATTTGAAATCAGTCATATACCTTATATTCCATATTGCTCACATGGGCGATGGTATCGTAGTTATCACCCTCAAAGCGAAACCTTGCCATACCGTTCGAGGTTAAATCAGAGAACTTTTCTAAATATCCGCTTCGTCCGGGCCAAGGGCGGATGATTTTCATGAAGACCTTATGGGTCGTGGCTTTTTCCTGAATCTCGTGCATTTGAATCGCTCCTTTTTGTTACAGTTCAGAAAATAAAGAGCCGCAGATTTCTCCACGGCTCCATAATGAAGTCAGTCCAACACCCTCATATCATCGAGAATATCACTTAGTCTTTCACCGTTTTTCTTTCTCTTATCGATTTCCAGCCATTCTTCGTTCGTCAGTTCCCGACGCAATTTCCAGTAATGTCCCAAACTTCTGTCGTAGCAGTACAAATCCTTCAGATTCTGCTCCTTGGTCAGTGCCGCGTGCTTCGACAGCATTTTTGCTCCTGCTGCAATTCCGCCCACAACAACCGGACCATAAGTAATAATCTGCTCTTTGTGCTCATAACACCAAGTCTGTGCTTTTACCTTTTTGTCCTGGAACCACTCCCGAATTTGAGCTTTCTTTCGTGCTCTTTCGAGTTCTTCCATAGTGTAAACCTTTGCCATAAATATTTCTCCTTTATAGTCAGTATTTGGATTTCTCCATAAAGGAGTCTGTTATTTTCGCGTCTTCTCCTCAAACTTCAGAGGCTTAACCGTACCCTCCCGCGCACACTCCGTCAGGCACTCGTGGCAGGGTTCATCCGTCTCCAGCACCTTGAAGCTCTTGCACTTCGGACAGTAGGTCGCATAGTCCACTTCGCGCATCCAGTTATTCATCAGCGCTTACCTCCGAAATAAAAGTGTCCTTTCCGCAGCGAGGGCAACGTGCCAGAACCTCACCGTTATGGATTGTGCACTCCTTCATACTGTTCCAGTTAGATGCAGGAATCCCAAAATGAGCATTACAGCCACCACATTTAACGGCAATGAGCTTTTCGTCAGGATCTGCATATCCGTCAAGGTCGCCGATATATCTGTGCACCTCATCTGCTTTACAAAATGGGCATCTCAAAAATTTCTTATAGACAGAAACTCCGTCCGCATTATATGACCACACCTCAGGGGCAACAGGATGGCGTTTATTGCAATTGGTACACTCAACCGATATCCAGGGACGTTTTTTCTCAGCCTTCTCCTGCTTAACGGAGAACCTATCATCCAACTCCGGATGGGTCATGCGCTGGTTAAGAGCCCACAGCAGGTTCCAGCAGGCCGCGCGCAGGTGATCCTCATCGTCCATGCCAACCATGTACTTTGCCAGATGCCGAGAAGCGCTGTCCAGCAGCGAATGCAGCGGAATACCCTTGTCTACGTTGTGCTCACCATACTTCAGTGCGCCCTCCTCGCAGTGCTTGCTGACTTCCATGATGCCATACCAAGGCAGAAGATCCATCCGCCCCTTCCCTGCGTGCATATCACGCTTTGCACCAGTTTCAAATTCGGTGCGATCTCCAGAATCCTTAATCATTTGTTTGCCTCCTCCAATTCTTTGATGCGAGCCCCAAGTGCACCAACCGTTGATAATAGGCCCATGAAATGAGCGAAATTCTCATCGGTGTGCATCTTGAGAATGATTGCAGCACAAATTGGATTTTCTCTTTTGTATTCTGCAATCACTTGGTTGTAATTATCAATCTGGTTTTGCAACTCTTCGATGCTCGTGCATTCGCCTACGTCATGGATTGTTTCGATCATCACTGTCCTCCATAAAATTTCCTCTCATTAAACGCTTTCTTCGAGTTCAGGGCTCTCGAAATCGCAAGATCAATACCACTTCTACTCTTCAGATGGTAGTAGTACAGATCCTTGTACGGTGTATTCAGTCGGTCGATACGCCCCGAGGCTTGCTCCATGATCTTATATGAGTAGTTCTGGCTGTAAAATATAATGGTGTCCGTCTTGATGCAGTTCCAGCCTTCAGCACCGGCATTGTACTGCACCAGATACACCCACCTATCGCCTTCAGGAAGCGGCTGATGCTTGTGTCCGTTCCATTGTGCTACCTCTGTATCCTTGCCGTAGTCCAGACCCATCAGAATATCAAGCTCATAATCGAAATTATAGAAGATAATGACCCTAGGTCTGCCTTTGCAAATATCCAGCACTTTTTCTTGTCGGCTTGCATCAGCGTTCACCAACTTCCGCAGCAGATAGCAGAACTCGCTGGCGGTCTCGATTGGTTTGTTCTCCCAGAGGTTCCACCGGTTCTTGCAGATCGACAGATACTTCACCTTGTCATACTCCACAAATACATTCTCATGGTGCGAGACCGTCGGCCGCTCGAAGTCCATGTCAACCAGAATCCGTTCCCGTAGCCGTACCAAGCGCTGGGTATTCAGATACCGGTCGATCTTCGGGTATTTCGTGCAGAATTGGCTGTATACCACATGCTGGTTGTTGAAGTCCGTTCTGTTTCGATAGAATCCATTGGCGATGAACACCGGGATATAATCCGTCCAGCAGTCCCCAGGGGTGGCGCTGAGCAGAATCCACTCGTTATTTTGCGTAATTTTGTAGAAAGATTTCACCCATGCGCCCTTTCCAACGACTCGCTGCTCGTCAAATATAAAGAACGCATTCTTTACGCCAACGTACTTTCCGATATTGTTCCAGGAATCCACCACGACCTTGTGCTCGTAAATATCATGCTCTGGATCTGTAGACATATAGAAATGGGCCAGTTCTTCGTCCCACTCTCCCGTATCCCGTTTCCGGGCAGTCGTGATGATGTAAAGATCCGGGGGCTCTGTCATACGAACATAATTTTCCGTGTTCACCTCCCCATCGTAAAGTTTGTAATAGAACGCCAAACTCGTTCTTGATTTTCCGCTTCCTACGCCTCCGCATAAGATGCAGCCGATTTTCATACGGTTGATCGCATCCAATTGGTAGTCGTAGAGCGTTACACCTGCCATCAGGTCGCTCACCTCATTTCCAACGTCACATAAATGGCACTTTTCTTGCAGTGATTCTCGTAGGCCAGAAGCGAGATCGTCGCCTCTTCCTCATCTTCGCCCTCCCCTCTGACGGTATAAGCAAAGAGCTCTTTCCGGTGCTTTCTGAACACCTTCCAGAGCTCTTTTTTCTTAGTAAAGTCCGTGCTTTTTGCAGTAGGACGCATATTGCAAGCCCTCCTTGTCTGCTTCGCGCATGATTTCTGACAGTGTGAGCTTTTTAGGCTTTTCTTCCGTCTTTGACATGTTACGCGGTACGGTGTCTCGACATTTATCACAGTACAATCTCTTTGACGGAACCTGATACATCATAGCGCCGCATTTTTTGCAAGCCTTATCTACTCTGCGAAGTCCGCCCATAAATATCACGCCTCCTCAAAATGGCAGAAGTCCGTGTAGTAAACCAGGTCGTAATCCAGCGGATGGTTGTTCCAGTCGTAGTTCTGCTCGTAATCAGCAACCTCATCACTCTCGTCGAGTTCGCGGCAAATATCATCGTTGTGCTCATAGAACCATTCCAGCGGAAGGTCAAACTTGTCGCAAAGTTCCGGAATATCAAAGGCCCAGCAGCCGTAGTTGGTGTTCTGTGTACCCTCCGAAACCATGTAATCGACAATCTCTTTTACTTTTTCTCTGCTCATAATCCTTACTCCTTCTGTTGTTCAAATATCAGGCTCTCTGGCCCGGTTGCGAGTCATGCGGGAATCGAACCCACCGTACAGCCCATGCTAATGACTCAAATAAAAGAGCCCCAGATTTCTCCAGGGCTCTCATGTGCTTATTCTTCAGGTGTACAATAATCAACGTCGAGATGCGCTTTGCCTTCGCTATCCGTGTAGGTGACGAACTTTCTCGGCTGATGGAACATCTTCTCGTACTTCTCGACGAACTCCGGCAAAAGCTCACCGAAATCATCCTCCGTGAGGCCTACAATCAGGAATGTTCCAACGATAATATCAATGGGGATACCATAAGGGCCGTCGAGCGTCCGGTTGAGTTTCTCCATGCAATCATCATGCAGCTTTCCTTCTTCGTTGCAAATCAATGCAACCTCATCGTCCCACGGGTAAATAGCCTGAATCGGGCCTTCCACCTCTTTCTTGAGCGATTCCAGAGAGCAGTCAATGTCGATCACTTCAGGGTAATGCTTTGGGCGAACCCTCAGAACTTTCATACTGTCAACCTCCCAAATTGCACATCAAAAATATAAATCGAGCTGTTTCCTTAGAGCCGCCATTTGCGACGTGGGCACTCACCGGCTGGGCATTCGACCAGGGACTGACCCCGACACTCGAAATATCATTGATTAGTAACCAAAGCAGCTATACTTACGAGCCTCTTTCGCCCGTGCTTCGACGACATCCCGAGCCACATAGTTCAGGTTGATGGTGTAACTGGGAATGCCGTAAGTCTTTGCGGCCTGGTTCTCGATTGCACAACCACGGTACGCTTTCTCTTCATCGTAGATCCCGATAAAGTAATCGGCCTCCGACAGCATCTTAATGCTTTCGCCGAGACACCAAAGTGCCTGGTTCATGCCACTCGGAGGATCAGGAATATAGGTCTGGATCACCTCCAGCTCCTCGCCAAACACAGCCTCAGCAATATGGTGCATCTGCTCCATGGTTGCCCGGATCTGCGTTTCAGTGCGGCCTTTCATCGGTGCGCTGATAAACAGTTTCTTCATATGCTTCACCTCAGAACGGAATTTCGGTGTGGTCGCTCGGCTCTGCCATGTCTGCTTCAGGAGCTGCAAACCGGGCATAGCGCTCTGCATACGGATCAGCATCCGCATCCTGCTCAACATACATCACATCCGCATACAGGCTGTACTCGCCGGGTGCATTCCGCTTCTCGACAAGGTTTGCCTGGAGACAGACGTTTTTGACCCGGATAAAGTCCAGCTGACTGATCGTGTCCATGTTGCAGAGCAGGCGCTTGCCGGAAGTGGTGACCCAGTAGATATGCGGGGGCCACTTGGAATCCATGTTGATCGTCACCGGCACGAAGTAGGTCGGAACGAACGGCTCGTCGTAGGTACGCTCGGGATTCGGATTGGTCTGACGAACCTTCACGCCGAGATCCATGAGGTGATTCACCAGCTCCATGGTGGGAATGACAACGTTGACGCGGCGCTTGTCCGAGCCAAAGCGATCACGGCTGGGATCACCGCTGAAGTTGGTGGTGAAGATGAAACGGGTATCGTCAATATTGACTTTCTGGCGCTTGGTGTACATAAATATCAGTCTCCTTTTTACTTGTTGATTTCATTTTCCAGAATTTTCAGATCTGCCACGAGTGCTGTCAGGTGGAGAAGTGTACCAGACTGATTGTTGCTCATGGCCGCGCTGAGAAACTTCTCAAAATCCTTATTTGCCTCAGAACTGTACTTTTTCAGCACATCCAGATCTACAGCTTTGCCGCCAGCAGGCTTCCCGGGATACTTCTTCCCGCTCTTCTCGACCCAATTCTGGATCTCCTTGTAATAGCTGCCCTTGTTGCCGCCGCAACGCTTTGCGATCGCCATGGCCAGCCCCTTCTCCGGGTCGAAAACATCCTTCTCGCTGCACTTCACAACGGTCTTGGAACCATCCGACCAGTAAACGATCGTGGCCGGAGGAGCAAAGATAACGTCCTTGATAGTAGCTGTGTTCGTAGCAGAATCCGTCTTCTTACCCTCACACCGAGGATAGAGCGCACCAGAACGGATACGCCAATTGCCGTCTCGATCAGAGGTCAGATCACACGGGCCAAATACGAGTTCGTGACCAGTGGAAAGAATCACCTTCATCAGGTCGTCGTGCTGATTCTTCTCAACGGTTCTGATATAGCCAATCAGCTGTCCTTTGGAATCGTACAGTTTGTTCGTCATAAAATATCACCTCACGTCAAAATTTCTTGCTGCTTCTTCCTGTGCATCACTCCAGGGAAGATCCGGCGCAGTCCAGGGAGCAATACCGTCGTCGCCAACGAACCAGTTGAAGTCACCGTATTTGGAGATTTCCTCAACTGCCTCATCGACTTCCCGGTTGAAATATCTTTTGTCGATATCCTCCTGCATCTGGAGCTGATAGACCGCCTCGCTTTCCAGCCAACGGTAATCCTTTGCTCCGGTCACAGAAGCATATTTCCGTTCGCCGGTATCCGTCAGGCCCGCTTCCCGCAGCAGCAGAGCGCCGCCCTTTCCCGGCATGATCGGGCAGAACTGTCCCACGCGTCCCACAAAAATATAATTGTGTTCGCCTTCGGGCAGGTCTTCGTTCTTGTCGAGATAGATAGCGCCCTTGGAAACGGTCTTTGTCTCGCAGAGGTCGGTGAACTCGATCTTCTCCTTGGAGAACAGGGTCTTGAACACATACGGCACCTGGAATTGGGTGCCCGTCGCCGTCCATTCGCCGCCTTCGTCCTTGCAGTCGCCCGGGATATAGCCGTAAAGCGCCTCACAGCGGTCCGCAGTCATGTATTTCGCAATATAAACGGCATTGTTCACCAGACACATCCGCTCGTAGGTTGCCTCATGCTCGAACGTGTAGCCGTACTTTTTTGCAAAATCCATGCAGTACGCAATGATTTCCGGGGTCGCATCGGGGATCTTGATCGAATCCGTTTTGATGTGCGCGACCTTAAAGCCGCGCTGCTGCACTTCATCCTGCAAAGTGCGCATAAATAAAGCCCCTCGAAGCGCCACAATGTTGTTGACGTTCTTGGGGTTGCGGAACGGGTTGTCGAAGCTTGCACTGGTCAACCCGTAAACCGAGTTGATGGCGATCTTCAACGCCTGCGCCAAAGCCTTTGCCTGCTGCGGATCATCGAGGTACTTTGCCAGTTTGCCGCCAAAGAGCCCCTTTGCCTTCTCGTACTCGCCGTGCTTGACGTAGATTCGTACATCCATCAGGTCGTTGAAATGCTTGGTGTACTCGCCAAAGTAGTTCATGGCAACAGCCGAATGCGGATGCAGCGACGCAACGTCAAGCAAAGCTACGTTCGTGTACATCCCGGGCTCAGCGTAGACATAACCACCCATGCCCAGGTCCGTGCCCCGGAACATGTTGTGGTACTTGCCGTCCTCACCCTTGGCCCACTCGTAACCGGGAAAGGCATTGATGATGTTGCAGTCGGTCAAAATATCAGGCTCGACTTCCACGATCGCATCGGATTTTCCCGTGGCAAGGTCGGTGTAGACCAGCCGGGGGTGCTTTTCTTTGCCGAAAATAATGCGTGTTGTCAGCGAGTTTGTCGTGTCGTTCACCGTCATACCGGCAAGGTCTGCCAGGATCTCACGTGCCACAAAGTCTGCCTGACGCTTTTTCGAATAGAACAGGGTCTCGGTCGCGATCACATCGTTGTCGCAATACTCGGCCACCTTGTCCCACAGGCTCTTCGGCACCGGCTGATCCCACGGAAGTCCCAGCTCCTGATGGTGGATGCCCAGCTCGATCTCAAATTTCTTCAGGCTCTGCTTTTTCGACGAGAAGTCGAAAATATCAGTGTAAGACAGGTTGTACGCCTCACCAAAGAAGCCCGTGTGCTCGTTGATGATCCGGTTGGACAGCGCATAGATCTGCTCCACCGACATCCCGATCATGCGGGCCCAGAGGATATGGTTGTCGTACTTGCGGTTGTTGAAGCCGACCAGCCGATACTTTGTCAGGCTCTCGATCTCCTCCGGCGTAGGATTCACCATGCGGTGCACAGGCTCCTGCTTGGCGAACTTCCAGTTCACGAGCAGCAGATTCGGGAACACCTCCACGTCGAAAAATATCAATGGCGTTTCCTCCCCCACAGGGGCCTCCCGCTGAATATCATCCTTCGACTTGAAGTGCATCTTCGCCACGATCTTCAGGCAGGTGTCTGCCTGGTTCGTGCTGCTGGCGGCAAAGCCCAGGATCGCATTCCGCATGTCGTCCACGTTGTAAACGACATTGCCCTCGTAGGCTTCGTCCATGATGTGTGCAATAAAGTCAATGCTTGGCTTCGTATAGGGGCTGATCTCCTTGGCAAGGGCTTTCTTGATGAGGATACGCAGGTGCCGCTCATCCTGGATCTGCTTTGTATCAACCATTTTTGTTTCTCCCTTCAGTGGCAGGCCGCTGCTGATGGTCGCAACCGGAATATCATTGCATTTCGACAGTTTTCTCCGCAGAGAGGACTTCCCCGTGAACACCTTGACCTCGATGTTCTCGTCGTAGATCCTGCTCAGCTTCGTTGCATCGCCGGTGTAAATATAATGCAGGTGGATGCCCGCACCAGATTTGCTCAGCTCCGCATAGGTCTGGGGCCATTTGGAGGCAGCTTCCAGGTTGCGCTCGAAGCTCTTTTTTCCATCCGGCCCGGGAATATCAAAGTCGATGACAATGTGATTCTCCGGAACTTTCACGTAGTGCAGTCTCGAAGCATCCAGTTCGGCCAATTTTGACTCGACATTCTCCCATTTTCGCATCGGAATGCCATCGTCTGTCGCATATTGTGCAGGGCAGTCCTTGCAAATATCATTGAAGAGAGAATGCTGCTCCTTGAACTCGATCCATGACGTTTCCGGCTCGGCAGTGGGTTCTTCTGCCTTCACAGGTTCGTCAAGGAACTCTTTGAATTTCTCCGCTTTGAAGCCGCTGTAGTAACTCCGCACCCGCTCGCCATTCACGGTCTCCGCACGTTCCTTGTACTCCTCGAAGTAGTTCATCAGCTCTTCCCGGAATGCACGGCGCGAATATGGGTACGCTACCTTTGCTTCGTCATTGTAGGTGTTGTACATCGCCCAGGCCCGCTTCAGGGATACACCGTCCTCCTTCTTGAAAATATAAAAGGAATCCAGCATGAAGTTGTAAAAGTCGTTCGATGCACCCAGCATACGGGTCGGAATATAATCATCGTAGAGATGTTTGTTCTGCTCATATACTTCCTTGCAGTGCCATGCGATGCCACCCAGCTCAAAGTCCACCTTCGCTACAAGGTCACGGTACTTTTTTGCAGGGATCTTTTCGCCGGTAGGTTCCACATCGATCAGTCGTCGGATCAGGCCCGATTTTGCATCCGTGATCTTAACGGGCTTGTTGGTGCCCAGAAACATGAAACACTTGAACTGGCTGGAATACTGGCTGCGGAACTTCTCGTTCACCAGCATGGTCTCGTGTGATACCAGCGAGTTCAGCCGGGTGTTGTCCTCGATGCGGGAAAGGTCACCGTCGTGCTGGATCGCGATCAGCGGGTTCGATTTGAACGCCTCCAGCGCAAACGCATTGGACGATGACCCCAGCACCTTGGAGTCGAACACCGACCAGTACCCGTCGAAAAGCTTCTGGACGATGTTCAACACGGTCGATTTGCCGCTGCCGGGTGGACCATAGAGCACGAGGAACTTCTGGATCTTGCGGGAATCGCCGTTCACGATCGCGCCAACCGCCCATTCGATCTTCTTTCGCTCCTCGGGAGAATATAAGGTGGTCATCAGCTCATCGTAGGCGCTGATGTTCCCCTCCTCCAGAAGATACGGCAACCGCTTCGACGCATAGCTTTCCTTCTTGACCGGGGTGTTCGCAAATATCAATGTATCGTCAAGGGTGTGGTAGTTGTCCCGCATCTGACGCTGACAGTATTTGTGCCAGTTGTCGATCATCCCGCTTTCCGCGTCCCACATGTGCAGAACACGGTAGCTGTCATTGAAGACCTGCTTGTGTTCCTCCGCGTAAATATCCAGCGCGCGGTCAATCATCTGGAGCGCATCCTGTTCGTCCGTGCTCCAAAGCCCCCGCTCTTCCATCCAGACCGCGTAAAAATCAGAACCCCGGATCATCAGGTCTTTCGACTTTTTGATGATGAATTTGGGATAAATTTCGATTGTCCCGCGTTTTCCCGTCCGCGTTGCAATCATCAGGAAATCAATCATTTGTAACTGACTTCCTCCTTTCTCCGAGGTTTTTATACGTCTTTCTCTTTCTGGAGGGTCATCTGTGCCAGCATTGCCTCTGCCTCGCGGGCACGCTCATCGGCTTCCTTGCGCTGCTTTTCCGCCTCGTTCACCATCTTGCAGGAAACAAAGCCGAACCACAGCAGACCAGCGATGAGAATGTTCTTCCGGATGCACTTGCCCTTCATGCGGCGGATGGTGTGATTGGCCACCTCCAGTGCAGCCTTGCTGTTGCTCAGGTCGATCAAAATATCAGTCAGTTCCATTGTCAATTTTCCTCCAGTAATTCGGGTCAGCCAGGATCAGCCGACCAATGTTATTCTCGTCTCGACACGCCGTGATTCGCAGCATCACATGGGATTCGTCGAGTATCTTCTCAACGAATCCTTCCATAGGGATGCAGATTTTTGATTCATATGTCATCAAAACTCATTCTCATTCAACCAGCTCATCAACTGGTACCAAATATCAATGGTACGCATGTCGATGGACGTACGGGTAATCGTAAAGAGACCACCAGCCCCGTTCGGCTGATAGTCCCGATCCATAAACCGGGCCAGGATCGGTTCCGCGCGCTCTTCGCTGAAACGGGTGTCGTCCATGGCGGCCAGACCCAGGCTGACGACCATGCTCCAGAACCACTGCCCTACACGGTTGCCCATGCTGCGGTCTTCCATGATGTGCTCCTCGATGCGAATCGCCAGCGCAACCATCATCTCCAGCATAGAGCAGGGTACGCCCTGAAATACCGCATCGATCTTCCCGTACGGAATATTATTCTCCGATGCAAAGCGGTACCGCAGGTTGATGCCGTCCGTTGCCCGGCAGACATCCATTTCGCACGCCGGAATATAATCCCGGTTAAAAAGATACATCAGCAAGCGGTGAAAGCTGAGGTTCCGGGGTTCCCATTCGCCGCAGACGATCTTGTAGAGCCAGTCATAATACTGCTCCGTCTCCCTCATAAAGTTCATTCATCCTCCTCATCGTCGTGGTTGCCGGGCCAGTTCTCCCGAACCCGGAGAATCTCGTAATCCTTGTGGTAGTTGTGGTTGCGGACATGAACAGCGCTCGGTGCGAACTCTCCAATGCGGTCCAGCGCCTCGTTGCCGATGATCTTCGGAATATCATCGTCGTCCACGGGCTGATCCTCCGTATCGAACACCAGCTTTCCGTCCGCATAGTAAGTCAGGAAGGAAGTCTCGTAGTCGTCCAGCTCACCAAACTGATCCGGCTCAATGACTTCGATGGCCTCATGTGCCACCACATCTTCCGGGTCAGATTCGGTACGGTACTTCCCGGCCAGCTGTTCAAAGCTCTTCTGGGTCGCCCTTTCTTCGATGGCCTTGTCCATATCGGCTTCCTTCTGCCGCAGATTCTCACGCTCGGCCTCGTACTTTTTGCCGTAATAGGTCTCGTATTTCTTCTCGAAAACGGTGTGCATCACAAGGGCACCTGCCCCAAAGCCTGCTGCAAAGAGCAGAATATCACGCACGGTCTTGTTCATTGTCGATGTCTCCTTTGATCGTCATCATGGTAAACGCCAATCCGCCAAAGAAAAGGGAGACACTCATCAGAATGCCTCCCACCATGTGGCGCTTGCGTTTGGTATCGGTCAGATAGTCCAGAAACAGGAAAGTGCTTTCCAAAGTTTCCATCGTTCCACCTCACTCAGAAAGAACCGCCAGACCAGAGACAAAGCAGACTCCGGCCATGGCAGCAAACAGGTAAGACAGTCTCTTAACGAATCTGGTCATAGCGTATTCCTCCAAAATATCAGGCTCAGATCTTGTCGATGATGGGCCCGTCACAGTTGAACCGCAGCATCACCGAGCGCTCCCCGCCGTTGATAAAGCTGTTCAGTGCCTCGTCGCCCTCGACGTAATTGGTCACACCAAAATCCACGTGGCTCTGCCGGGTCGGATCGTTCGGGTCATAGATCCAGCCCACGATCTGGCCTTCCGGGGTCTTCATGGTCACACCTCCGTGGGTGCCCAGAGATGCCAGAACGTCATTCAGGAACAGGTGCCCCTGGATACGCAGACGCTTGTTTGCTGCCTGCTCCATCAGGAACAGGTAGTTGCGGTTCAGCATGTTGTCGGGCTGCCATGTGTCCACGGTCTCGTCAAAGATGCAGGTATAGGGGCTGGTGTGCTGCATGGCGATGTCCTTGTATTCCTTGATGGTCTCCTCCACGCCCTGCTCGTTGGTGCTCTTGCTCTCGATCTCCACAGCCTTGATATTGTGCTCCAGCTCCTCCTGCACACGGCTGCCAAAGCGGTCGGATACACGGCTCTTGTATTCCTCAAAGGCCTTGTCCAGCGCAATATAAGCCGCGGTCAGGCTCGCATTGCGCTTGGACATGATGTGGTGGGAACCGAACATGCAGCCCAGAGATACCGCACCCAGGGTGACCGCAGGCGCATACACCTTTGCCAGCTTCAGGCCGGTCTGGACGTAGGTGGTCGTAATATCGCTCTTGTAATCCTTCTCGGTGTAGGTCTCGCCCTCGCTCAGCTGGACCGTGCCATCCTCGATCTGCTTCTTGGCCGTGTGGATGCTCTCAACCTGAGCATAGTGCTCGGTCATAATATCCTGTGCCTTGATGGTCGCCTTGCAGGCCAGCACGGTAGCGGTCACGCCACCAATGGCAGCGCCAACGATCATAATGGTGGGGCTTGCCTTCTTCAGTTTGTAGCCACACTTAGATGCAGCACGGGTCATCGTTTCCACGATTTCGGTTTTGTCGATCTTTTTCAGGAACTTCATAAATATCAATCCTTTCTTATTGTTCAGCGCAGCGGTACAGGGCGAGGCAGCATCAGGCGATATCCGCCCGGGATACCCTTGATGAACGCCCCGTCAAGGTTGTACCAGCCGTAATTGTAATCGGTGCTCTCGTTGGAAACGCCCATCAGATCCCACAGGTCACCCACAGAAACCTGACCGTACTGGCGAATCGCATCATACATCTGGGAAAGCGTGTCGTCTGCATCCGCACGGAACTCAAAGTCCAGGTTCTGCAAGCTGCGTCCTACGGCCCGGTTCGGATTTCCCTGCCGGTTGCTGGAGCCTCCCTGATAGTAGGTGTCATAGCTGTTCCGCTGCGTGCGGGAGCCGGAGTAGTTGCTCGAAGAGCCGCGGGAACGGTCCTCGCCAAACAGTGCAATGCTGACCGCAGAGTTAAAAATACTCCACAGACCGTTCTTCAGCATGGGCAGCAGATAGTCCACCACGATGCGGTTCTTCACGGTCTTGAGGTCCTCGGCCAGGAACTCGTTGGCGATCTTCTGGATATCGTTCTGCTCCTTGAGGGTCACTTTTCCCTTGACGACCTTCTGGAACTTCTTCTGAGGCTCTGTGGCAGGCTGCTGTCCGATGCTGCTCTTCGGCATGTTTACTTGTGCCATGTTGTCATCCTTTCAAAAAAACAAAAAAGTAAGAGCCGCAGATTTCTCCACGGCTCTCACCTTACCTAACATTACTTCTCTTCAGAAGTTTCCTCAACGTCCTCGTCAGGAACGTCCACCTGTGCAGAATCGACATTCTCGATCTTCCAGGGCTTCTGCCAGACGATCTTCTTCTTGGTCTTCGGCTTCTCCTCGTCCTTGTTCTGCTTCTTGGCCTTGTGCTTCCGGTACAGTCCGTATCCCACGGCTGCAACCAGACCCACAGCGCCAACAGCGAGACCAATGCCCGAGCCGTTGCTCGAAGTTTCCTCGTTATCGATCATCTGAACATTCTCCTCCGGAACGACCTCAACAGAAGTCTCGTTCTCCATAGTAGTTTCGTTCATGTTCATCATTTCGTCCATTTTTGTTACCTCTTTCTTAAATATAAGTTTATAATGTCGGAGTATTACCTCCATAAAGGAAGCTGAATTTTTCGCGCCTGGTCAAATATCAATAGCCGCCCAGCCACTTCGGAGGCGTGTGATACTCCAGCGTCAGGCAGGGCATTCCATCCTCGTCCAGCCGGGACGCATAGAAAATATCAACGTTAAGCCCCGAATCCGTGTCCCAACCCAGCAGGTCACCGTTGACGCAGTGGTCGATGCCCAGATAGTCGAACAAATCATTCTCGCTCACCCGGAAGTCACTGAGCAGCTGTTTGTTGACCCCATTGACGGCCTTTTCGATCATGGCCTTGGTCGTCCAGAAGTAGGTGTTGGTTAGGCTTTCCCAGCACTTCACCCGCTGGTCGTAGGAAACATCGGTCGTGGCAAGGTTCTTGGCAGGCTGGATGGTTGCCGGTTCGGGGCACTTGGCCATCTTTTCCAGTGCAATGGTCTCCCGGATCTCCTGTTCCTTCTCGGGACCGATGGCCTCCAGCACCTTGTCCTGATAGGTCTTGAGTGCGCTCTCAGAAAGGGTGCACGCCGCGGCCAGTGCAGCATTCCGCCGCTCGTCCACATGGACTGCACCAATGACGCAGCCCGCAGACAGCACCATGCTCAGCGCAGTCGGCACGTACACCGGGCCTGCCGTCTTGACAATGGTCTTCACGTCCAGCTTTTCCACGCCCAGCTCCTGCTTTTTCTCGTCCAGCAGGATCATAGCCTTGGGGGTCGCGGTCACAGCGAAATAGACCGCCGTAATGCTTCCCGTGATTGCCAGTCCTCCCAGGATCTTGGATGCGTTCTTGCCTGCGCTCCTGCGCACTGCCTTTGCAAATGTTTTCAGGTTCATCTTCGTACCTCCAAAAATTTATAAAAAGAAAGAGCCTACGATTTCTCGTAAGCTCTCGCCTTTCAGATATGTCCGTGCTGCTTCAAATTCTCGAAGCGAATTTCTGTTTCACGCTGATCATCGCACTCCAGTTGGATCTGGTAACGGATATACTCGTACAGTCTGGTCGGCTGCTTCTTCAGATAGTGATACAGCCCTGTAAAGCCGTATCCCACTGAACGTGCAACTGCCTTCAGTACGCGTACCATTGCCTTGTCCATCTTTGCATAATAGTCGTGATCGTACATAAATATCAATCTCCTTTGTTTGTCAGTTTGGATATCTCTTCCATAAGGGAGACTGTATTTTTCGCGTTTACAGGTTCTTTTCTGCAAGCTGACGCTGAACTTCCTCCCGCACCATGTCCTGCATTTCCTCTTCGCTGCGCTGCTCCTCAATCAGGTCGTGGCCAAAGCTCAGGATCGCGCTTGCAGCCATCATGGCTACGGATGCAACTTTCCACCAATTGATCTTCTTCATATTCATTCTCCTTTTTTCTCGCAGTAATCCGCATAGGGATCGTAGTTGATATAATTCTCAATGGGCGGCTGGAAAGCATCCACGTAATAGACTTCAAGGCCGTCGTCTGTTGTCTGCTTGTAATACCGGAAGTCGATCCAATAATATTCCCATTCATTTGCCAGATAATCCGCCGACCAACCAATTGTGTCCCCTTCCGGCAGATAATCCAGTCCGAGGTAATTATAAAGGCTGTTCATGGATGCCTCGCCATCCAATGCAAAGTCGCGGTTCATATGGTAGAACGCATCTGTCAATTCCACCTCTGTGGCATGGAAATATCTTTTTGAGATAGGCTCGTAGCAGAGCAGTTTTTCCTCTGCCATCTTGTCACGAACTTCAGGCAGCTTTTCTTCGCTGATCTGCTCCTGAATTTCTGCTTCTTTTTCCAGCCCGATGTTCTCAATCACCTTCTGCCGGTAGGTCTGATAGGTCTTTCCCAGTGCCATGTATGCCGCGGTCAGGCTCGCGATCTGCTTTTTGTTCAGCGCGTTTGAGCCCAGGATGCAGGCAATGGTACCGCCGCCAAGAATCGCAGCCGGAACGTATGCTTTCCAGCACATCAGAACAATTTGTTTCTTTGTCGGAGGCTCTTCTGTCACGCCAAACTCGTCTTCGTTGAACTTTGTCAGCTCCTTGTCAACTTCAAGTATGTGCTGTGCCTTCGTGGTTGCCCGCCCGGTTTCAATGGCCGTTGCTACCACACCAACAGATGCCGCCACTGCCAGGATGGTTCCGCCGTGTTTGCGCAGGAATTTCGCGCATGTTTTCGTCAGTTTCATTTTTCAACCTCCATAAAAATTAAGAGCCGCGGATTTCTCCACGGCTCTAGCTTTAATGATTAGCTCGTATTAACGTTCCATAAAGTCCGTATCTATTAAATCATATTCCACATCATGGTCGTTGGAATTGCCGATAAATATCGAAAACGCCTTATCAAGGTCGGTAAAGTCGCACACTGCAATTTCATTATTTTTGAATGCAGGTGAGCCAACCAGTGCCTCGCACATGCGATCACGAAATTTAGCCATTTCCTCAGGATTTTTGCATTTGATGTTCAAAACGATCATAGTTTCGTACCTCCAAAATATAATTCTGAGACTAACCATCTCATAAAGCATCGAGAAATTTTCGCGTCAGATCACATCAGCTTTCTTGAGAATATCCATCAGCTGCGGCTTGGTCATCTCTGCATCCACTACAAGATGGATCTTCATCTTCTGGTCCTTCTCGCTCCAGTTCACCTGAACCTCGCCCAGCTGTACCTCTGTACCGGGTAACTGCTTTTTCAGTATCTTGTTAATGACCTGCGAGATGATGCGGCGCAGAAAACTCGACCGGATCAGCATAATGTCCTCCATAATGTTCAACCTCCAAAAATAAAATTGAAAAAGATAAGAGGGCGTGATCTTTCAGATTTCGTCCTCTTCCAGATTGCTCTCTTCGTCTTTTGCATCAACCCAATTGTTCAGCTTGCTCATCTTGTAATACGCCCATCCGCAACATGCCAAGCCAATGCTTGCACATGCGGCGCAGTATTTGAAATAAGCCCCATAAGTAATAGGTTTGTTCATAAAGTTCTTAATAGCTTTCATCATAGTAATTTCTCCTTTCAATGTAAGCCCTCTTACCTCCATAATAGAAACTGTATTTTTCGCGCCGAAAAGAAAGAGCCCATGCTTTCGCATAAGCTCTTCTCCGGGACGGCCCAACTTAAGTTGTGTTTAACCGGTCTATCGTCAAATATCATTCTTTCGACGGCCGGAATGCCCGACACAACAGCCATACAATAACGGTTACAATCGCCATTGCAATTGCTGTCATGATCATCTGCCCAACCGTAATCGAATAATTCCAAATTTTCTTAAAAATAGATTCGTTCATATTACATTCTCCTTTTCTTGGGCCTTTGTCCCATAAAGTAAGGAGTATTTTTCGCGTCTACTTGTAAATATCACTTTTCAATATAGTCTTTTGCGTCAGGGCAATGCTTTGCGCACTCCGGATAATGCGGATCACCGCACTTATTGCACCACAGGGAGTGCCTACCAAGATCAGGGATTTCCTCATCGAATTCCTTAATCACCATTTTCCACGAGCCATCTTTGTTTCTTACCGGACAAGCCATTTTAGAATGCACCAGCATATCCATCATCTCCTTTTAGCTCAGTATATCATAATCAGGACAAAAGCAAAAGACCATGTTTCAGATCTTTTGCTCCTTGGAAAGGTGCTTACGAAATCTGGATCAGATACTTCTCGTACAGCTCGTCAAATCGTTCCATTTCCGTAATGGTGACATGAAATTCAATTCGCATCTTGCTGTTCATCACAGTTTCTGTATGCCCTTGAATTCCATTCGCGTACAGTAAACGCAAACAGATGCCAAGCTGACGATCTGATCTCGCCAGAAAGTAATTCATAAGTCTCACCTCCTTCCATAAAAGTGGAAGAAAGTTTCGCGTCAAAAAAAGAAAAGCTGTAGATTTCTCTACAGCTCTCGTTATTAGTCAGTCTTCTCCACACCCCCAGCTTTCTTGAATTTCTTTGGACATTTCTACAACTTTCTTTCGACGCTCTAAGTCGGTAAGATCCGTGCCAAACCAAGTTGAACCTTGACTGTAATATATGAAACTAATTCCTGTAAGCAATAAGCCTACCATTGTTGTTCCAATTCCAGCCAGTCCAGATAACTCTGCTCTAAGGACTCTTTCCTGCTCGGAAAATCCAATTGCTGTTCCATCAATGTGCGCAAATTTTTCAATAAATCTTTTCATAACTGTGCCTCCAATGTGTAAATCTAAGACGTAACTCGTCCCATAAAGCACGGAGAATTTTTCGCGTTTGGGCAAAAGAAAAGAGCCTACGATTTCTCGTAAGCTCTTTGCCTTATCAAACGATATCTCTATCTCTCTGTTTTACTTTTACGCTTCCAATTGCGCCTACCAGTTTCAACAGCTCAAAATCACGTACCATGCCTGCAAAGTCTACCATGTCAACTTCGGCTTCCCAGTTTGATCTCACTCCGTCAGGTCCTCCACAGGAACCAAGCCAATGCATCTTTCGGTCAATTTCCTCCCGATTCATTTTGCTGTTCCGATGGATTACCTCCTTCAGAATGCTTCCACTGTTGCTTCCGCCAACAATAGCCTTTACAACGATCGTCATTTTGTGTCTCAGCATAATAGTTTCTCCTTTCATGTAAACACAGAAATTCTCGTTTCCATAAAGGAGCCTGTTTTTTTCGCGTTACCGTGAAAGAAAAGAGCCTACGATTTCTCGTAAGCTCTTTCGCAAAATATCAAGCCGTTCTCTTTATTTCGGCGCTATTCTCATATAGCTCGTGGGGTGCGACATCCTGACCTTCCGGCCATTCGATACCGCTTCCGTCGGGCAATAGTGCCACCCTGTTGAAATATCCATCGTTTTGTAACATGCCATACCAAGAACCGGTAGCATAGGGAGCAACATCGAACAGTCTTACTTCTCCGGTTTCATAGTACAGTCGTAATTTCATCTGAGCAATCGGCTCAACTTTTGTCAGTCTCGGTTGCAGCATCTAAAATCACGCTCCTTACTTCAGGGGATCAATGCGGAAAAACTGTTCACCGTTGCTCAACAGCTTCCAGTTCGCCGCTAGATCGTCTTTATGGATCTCCATCCATGCATCCAAGAGTTTCATCTGACTGCGTGGGATCTTTCCTTCGAGAACAGTTCCGTCCAATGCAACAACAACTTCTTGCCCCAGAATACTCAGCATGGATGTGCGGCATATTATGTTTACCACCCATTTCTCGATACATCCGGACAATGATTCCGTAGAACATACATAATACAGGCATCCTAAAACACCTCCCTATCTTATTATACCAAATGGGGTTATAAAAATAAAGAGTCTACGATTCTTTACACGTGCTCAGATCAAACTCCGGTCAAACACGGTCTCCCAGCGTTCTTTTTTCAGCGGCTTCATGCGCAGTGCCCACATGATCTGCCGTACGGTCACAGTCGGATACTCGCCTTTTGCGTTTTTCTTCTTGGCGTGACTGTCAAAATACTGCCGAAACCCTTCATGCAGGTAGATCTTGTCGGTCAGCCATGGGTCGATGGCACTCCAGTAAGTGGCCTTGGTTTTCTCGTTGTAACGCTGCTGGATCACGCACAGGCCTTTTCCCTGTTCCCGGTAGAGCGTGCAGACACGGTACACCGGGTGATTGCATCGGTAAACGCTCCCGTAGTAGCTCGTCCACTCTTTTGGCGGTATGTCGTGATATCTCATAAAAAATAAAGAGAGTCCGCAGCTTTCGCCACGAACCCTCTCGGTTCCTCCTTTACTTTCTGTCCGTAAAGCCTCTCTTGATCTCATGGAGACCATCGTTCATTGCTCTGGAAAGCGGCGCTACACCGCCAGCCTCGCAGATCGACCAGTATACCGTCGTGCCAATCGTTCCCAGAAACGTCAGGCAGCTGATGCCAAACTTCGCCCACTCAATGCGCCGTGCCTTCGCAGCCTTTTCCTGATCGTTGATGACCTCCTGGCCCTTCCGCCGTTCCTCATCCTCTTTCAGGTTCTGGTTGCTCTCCTGCTCGTCGCTCTTGAGCTGCATGTCGTACAGCTGCAATGCCATCTTTGCTGTGTTCGTGTACTCGTCCGTACCCGGTTTCAAGTCCTTGAGACTCTCCAGCGATTGCTTTGCCGCTTCCTTCAGCAATTCTTTGTTTTCGTAGTTTTCCATTTTGATTTTCTCCTTTACAAAGTAATTAGAGTTTCCTCCATTAAACACCATGTTTTTCTCGCGTCAGGTCCAGTTTGTGCACCCGCAGCATGATGTACTTGTCGCCTTCAAAATTCTTCACCTCCTCATCCAGGCTCAGGCTCAGGTAGGGCCAGTCGGGAGAATCTTCCTCGCCGATCAGCAACTCGCCCACTTCGTAAATATCACGGTAATGGAACCAGCGGTAGAGCGCCATCCCGAAGAGCAGCCCAAGAACGATGGCAACGAATAACACAGCATAGTAGATGTACAGCATTTTGAAAATCTCCTTTTAATAATGTAGTGGATAAAACGGTCTTCTGCGTGATGAAAAAATAAAAGAGCCTACGATTTCTCGTAAGCTCTCTACGCCTTAGATGTCGTTGCGAATCAGAAACAGGTCATTTCTGCTTCGAGTTGCTCTCACAATTCCTCCTGCCCGGATCAATGTAATTGCATTTACATAAGCCGCGCGTGCATTTTTTGCATCCTTGTATTCGTCTGTATTCACAAACATCACTTTCTGGTTGCTTTCGATAAACACCCGCACCTTATCCATTGCATTCACATAGCCCCGGTCAAAGTTCGTCTTTACTCGATAGTTCATAAATAATAATCTCCTTTCAAATTTCGGAAGACATCCTTCCATAAAGCACAGGGAAAATTTCGCGCTGCTTCGTTACGGCCTATTCTAAAATAGAAAAAAGAAAAGAGCGCATGTTTCCATACGCCCGTTTTCCGGTCAGAATCCATCAGCGGATACCACACCGAACATCGTTCAGCATGAGGAGTTCTTCGCCCTCATTCCAGCCCGCATACTTGTCGTTATACGACTCGTTAAATGCGGCCATAATAGAGTTCATCATTTCCTCAAAACCTTTCACAATATTCTTCAGCATAGTAAATACCTCCTAAAATTGTTTATTTCTTTCCATAATAGAAGGTGAATTTTTCGCGTCTGTGCGTAATAAATGTAAAAAAGGAAAGAGCTTGCGCTCAATCCTCCTTGAAAACGTATTTCCTGGTCAGTTTGATTGTTGCCATTGCGGTCATAGCAAACAGGATCATGCAGCCGATGAATGCCGGTGCAGCATTGCAGAATGCGTCCACCATGCTCTGAGTATCAAGCCATGCTCTGCCAAACGCAGCCATTTCGCTTGTATTCTCGAAAACATAGTTGTGACCCATTCCGGTCTGCATAAACACCAGAATCCATACAACTTCTTCCTTTGCCATTTCGATGCAATTCATCATAATTTCAAACATAATAAATCCTCCATTTTGAAATGTTGTTTTCTTCCATAATAGAGGTTGCATTTTTCGCGTCTGCGTAAAAAATAAGAGCCTGTGTTTCCACAAGCTCCATTTTGATCAGTGTTTCTTCTTTGTTCTGCTTTTCACCTCGTTTGTCTTTGCTCCGATCAGCTTTGCCAGTCTGACCAGAATCACAACGATCAAGATCCAGATAATCAAGTTAAACATATCAACATACCACCTTTCATAAAGGCAGCTGAATTTTTCGCGTCCAGATAAAAAGAAAGAGCCGCAGATTTCTCCACGGCTCTCGCCTTTATAAAACGATGTAGTTCATCGGTTTGGTTACATGCTCGATGATTCCTGCTTTCTTCAGCAGCTCAAAGTCTCGTGCAATGCCGCGCAGGTCATAGTTTTCGAGTTCGAGCTGATAATTGCACTTCTTATGATTTTCGTCACCGCATCTATCCAGTTTGTTCACCAGCGATTTAATAATTCGCGGATCAACATCACAGTTTCTGCGGATGATTTCTTCCATAAGTGCGCGGCGATCAGTTATATCGTCAACACCTGTCACGTCAATATACATAGAGTTCTTCTTTGCCTTCAACATAGTAAAATCTCCTTTACATAATCAATTTTCGTGAACTTTCGTCCATAAAGGAGCCTGAATTTTTCGCGTCATGCCCGCTCCCGGCTGAGGATCCAGAAGAATTTGCGATAGTTGTTGTAGTAAGTATCCTTGCAGCATGGGCACCCCTTGATCCGGAGGGCTTCATAGGAATGTCCTTCTGTCACGCCGCGCAGAATATAAGGTGCGATTGCTGGTTCCAGTTCGCCCAGACAGTGCTCCAGCAGATCGACCCTACTCGAATAGAATGCTCGTGCCATCGCCATTTGCTCTGTCGGGTTCGAGGGTGTTGCATTGACGATTGCTCCCGTGCTTTCCGGAAACGCTTTCCATCCGTCGATGCGTACCAATGCGCGCTTCCATTCGTCGTATTGTCGGCAAAAATGTTTCAGTTCGTAATACCGATGCTTTGAAATATAATAAGGATTCTTTTTCGATAGCTCCGCCCGTTCGCCCCGCATGATTTCGTTACAGTTTTTCATAAAGTAGACTCCTTTGCACTATTTCTCAGCCCACGCTAAGTTCAAAGAAATACTACTGGAAAAAACTGTCGTCTGCGTCCTGTTTTATTTTATTCTGGGTGAAGCGTTGCCCATTTTGAAATCTATCGTTTAATCTAGAATAGAATTCATAAAAGAAAAAGCCCGGAAAATCCGAGCTTTTCAGCGTTATCTCATGTTTTTCAGAGGACTGTGCCTGCGGTACAGCTCTGCCAGATCCTCCTGTGTCAGGTCAAGATAAGCCTGTTCTGTCACGGTCACGCTGCTGTGCCCCAGAATCCGGCTCAGGGTGTAAATATCTCCGCCATTCATCAGGAACCGTTTTGCAAAGTTGTTCCGGAACACATGCGGGTGAACGTTCTTCAAACCAACTCTCTTAGCGTACTTTCGGACGTTGGCTTCAAAATTATTTGCCTGTAGTGGCTTCCCCTTGTTTGTACAAAATAAAAAGTCGCTGTCACGGTAGCGGTCTTTGTACTTGATCCACTTCCGAATCTGCCCTGCCATCTTCTCTGAAAAGAATACCGACCTGCCTCGTTTTCCTTTCGTGTTTTTCGCAGGTAGCCAGATGAACCGTTTTACCAAATTCAGGTCATTGACTTTGATCATCAGACATTCGCTGATTCTCATACCGGTGTCCAGAAGCAGCTGAACAATCACAAAGTCCCTGTATTCACTAAATTTGGAAATATCCAGCGCTCTCAACAGCCGTTTGAAGTCGTCATCTGAGATAAATTCCAGCGGCTTGTGATCTGTCTTCGTAAAGTCGCCACGTTTGATCGGCGATTTCCGAAGAATATCCTCATCAACGCACCAGTTAAAAAACACTCTGAGATTCCGCAGGTAGTTGTTGATCGTCACATCTGAGACTTGTTTTCCGTAGTCCGGACGGTTTTCCGGATAATTTCTGGCATCCTGATTCGTCACAGCGGTATACTTTCCCCGCCTCCGAATCTCCTGAATGTATCCCTGAATCGTCAGATGCGTAACATTTTCCGTGCGCTCAATTCCATTTTTGTACAAATGTTGCATGAACAACCTCAACGTCTGCTCGTAGCTTCCAATCGTCTTCATGCTCAGTCCCTTTAACTCGCACGCCTCCAGAAACATTTCTACATCTTTTTCCACCATAAAAAACCTCCGGAATCCATTCGGCTCCACACCCAATAAATTCCGGAGATTTATTGCCCTATCAACAATCAATTTATCGCTACGGAATCCATAATTCTATAATTCCATAGCGATAAACATTTTTCAGCCTCCCAGAATTGCCAGCTTTGCGCGCAAAATATCACGTCAGCATGTACATCCATCACACCGCTCTCTGCCGCTTATCCAGCCGCATTTTGTCAGCTATCATCGCAATGAACTCCGAATTGGTGGGCTTGCCCCGCAGGTTGTGGATGGTATAGCCGAAGTAGCTGTTGAGGGTATCCACATCGCCCCGGTCCCACGCCACCTCAATGGCATGGCGGATGGCGCGCTCCACGCGGCTGGCGGTGGTGCCGTTTTTCTTGGCGATTTCCGGGTAGAGGCGTTTGGTCACAGCATTGATGTACTCCGGCTCGTTCATGGTGAGCAGGATGGCATCCCGCAGGAACTGATAGCCCTTGATATGAGCGGGAACACCGATCTGGTGCAGGATCTCAGTGACTGTCAGTTCATCACTGTCCACGCTGGTGTGCAGGATGCGCTTTTCCTGCCCGGCAGCCACCTTCAGCACGCGGTTTGCCAGAACCGTCTCGTCAAAGGGCTTGACGAAATAGTAAGCAAAGCCCTCGTCCAGCAGCTCCTGCACCATTTCCTCGCTCTGAAACGCCCCCGTCACAAAGAAAGAGGTGTGACGCTCACCGGCTGCATTGTACTTCTGTTTCACAGCCAGTGCATCCAGCCCGGGCATAAAGGCATCCAGCAACACCACCTGGGGCCGCACTGCAAGCATTTTCTGCAGGACCTTCAGGCCGTCTTTTTCCACCACGGTCACCTCTACGCCCTTCTGCTCCAAAGCTTCACGACAGGCTGCCGTGATCTCTGCGCCAGTATCCGACATCAAAAATTTGATCTTGTCCATCGTTCATTCCTCCAATGTGTGCGGTTTTCCTTACGTTTCTGATTTTACCATAAATTCCCATGGATTTCAACTGTTATTTTTGCCATATTATGGAATCTTCAGTCGAATCAGCCTGTTTTGTTTTACCAAATCTGCTCATTTTTCCGCCGTTGCAACCTGTTCAGCCTGCTCCAACATGGTCTGCGCGAAAATTCCATAGCCCCGTGTCGGATCGTTGACGAGAACATGGGTCACTGCGCCGACCAGCCGCCCATTCTGCAAAATGGGACTGCCGCTCATCCCCTGCACAATGCCGCCGGTCCGGGAAAGCAGGGCTTTGTCCACCACCCGGACGACCATATTGCGGCGCGGATCGGCATCGCTGATCTTCTCGATGCGGACATGGTAGGTACGGGGTGTTTCCCCGGCGACGGTAGCCAGGATCTGTGCATCCCCCGTCTCGACCTCCTGCGCAAACGCCACCGGCATGGTTTGCCCGGAAAAGCCTGTCCGTGTTGTGCCATAAACACCGTTTTCTCCATTGATCCGGATGCTGCCAATGGCGTGGGCGCTCAGGAACTTCCCCTTCAGCTCCCCTGGGCTGCCCACAGTGCCCATGCTGCACCCGGTGATCTCACACGGCACGATCTCCCCGCTGCGCAGAGCGATGCTTTCGCCGGTGTCGCCGTCGCTGATGGGATGCCCCAGCCCTGCAAAGACACCCTTTTCCGGGTCCACAAAGGTCAAAGTGCCCACACCGGCGGAGGAATCCCGCACCCACATGCCTGCCCGCCACTGGGCGGCAGCGGCATCCCAGACAGGGGTCAGGGTGGTGCTGCGCTGTTCCCCGCTGCGGACATAGATGACCTCTGCGGCGCTTCCCCGGGCGGCCTCCAGCGCTTCCTTCACGGCATCATTGTTTTCCGTCCTGATCTGTCCAATGCGGATCACGCGGTCTCCCAGGCGCAGTCCCGCTGCCTTTGCCGGGTTCACTGTGCTCCCGCCGGGGCTGTCAATATCGGAAAAGCCAACGATCAGTGCCCCCTCGGAGAACATTTTGACCCCGAACGGCGTACCGCAGACCGTGACCTGCGTGCGCTCCGTGACCACCGTGCGGATATTCTTGATGGGAAGCCAGCCGCCCAGTGACAGAGTGGTCTGGTAACTGCCCACGACCCGGGTACTGGCCGCATTCTGGCTGCCGTGAAGCCCCATAGGTTCCACCCAGCCAAAGCGGGGCAAAAGCAAGGTCTGTCCGGGTTCCAGATAAACACGATCCGGCAGGCGGCTGTACAGCCAACCCAGCAGCAGAAACGGCAGCAGGAGCAGATATACTGCTGTCAGTCTCAGCAATCGGTATGCTCTGTTGCGTCGTTTCACGGTCCTGCCTCCCCGGTGATAATTTGTTCTAGTATGCACCGGGACACGATCGAATATGAAACGAGGAAATTTCTATCAAAATCGCTTGACTTTCCCGGGGCAATGTGGTAGTATATTCAAGCAGTCCGCAACAACGGTTTCAAGCCTCAGAAATCCAGGATTGCAACAATTTTATAGTTGTGCGAGGGTGGCGGAACTGGCAGACGCGCACGTTTGAGGTGCGTGTGGTTTATCCTTGGGGGTTCGAGTCCCCTCCCTCGCACCATATGAAAAATAGCGCAGAATCTAGTTTTTGAAGATTCTACGCTATTTTTCTTTTCTTTTGCACTTGCAGATACCAACAGATACTCGCGGATACTAACGTATTTTAACGGTTCAAAGTTGGTAAGAAGTTGGTAGTACCATTATTTATCTGCCGGGATGGTCTCCCAGTAGGCCACAAGCTTGTCATCTACTGCATCATCGTCGTGGAGGAAAGCTGCTGCCATATCGGCATAAAAAGGCGGTGTATCCACACCGTGCTCTCTTGCTACGGCGCAGTAGTCGCTGTACATCATGCACAGGGCAGCCCAAAAATCGATAGAATTGCAGCTGATCTTCCGCTGTGTCATAAGCTGGAAGGCTCCCTCATAGGCCCAGTGCGGGCCGATGGTACCATCGGCGTTTTTCATGGAGGCCGTCCACTTTTTCGCCTGATCCATAGTCAGGTGCCCCGTGCTGGTAGTGGTCATGGCTTTTTCTTTACTGGCATGGGCGGTGCCCTCGGTAGGTGTAAGAGTGTCCAGACCACAGATGCTCTCTATCAGCTTGTGGGCGTTTTCGAGGTCGCACACGCAAAAGGTGTCTTTTGCAGCGATATCATCCAGCTCTTTCCACATCCGCTCGCGCAGCTTGACCAGATGGCTCATAAGAGCACCCCCTTACAGTTTTTCCACGGCCACAGCCATATTGTTCACCACGGCAGCAGTACCGGTCAGCAGAAAGCTCAGGATAGAGCTTTCGCAGCCGCACGAATTGCGCACCAGGAAAGTCAATGCCAGATTGGTCGGTGCAGCCGCAGCGGCCACAACCTGAGAAGCGGTAGCGCCGATGACAGCCACGCCGTCCTTCTGGCCGGTCAGGGTCACGGTGCCCGCAGCCGTGGGGGCCAGTGTAGCGGACACGGTCACATGGTAGTAGCCCTGACCCAGCAGGGTGATGGTGTTGCCGTCCTGCCGAATGTTGCAGCCAAATCTCCGGGAAGTGGTGCCGACAGGGATAACATCGTTTACCGCCACGGTCTGAGCCGAGGTGTTGGCGGTATAAATCGCAGATTTAGACATAAAAATCTCCTTCCTTATATAAAAGGCGGAGCAGCCTTTGCCGCCCCGCCAATCCTCGCCTAAAGGGCGTATGTGTTAGATGTTGCCGCAGCCGTTATTGCAGCCGCAGAAGGGGCTCGGGCCCGCATTGTAGGAGTAGCCGTTGGGGTACTTCACAACGCCGTACATCTGGGAGGCCAGCTCCAGCTGATTGATCCGCTGGGCCTGTGCCGCGATGGTCTGCTCAAGCTGGTTCTTCTGCAGCTCGGCAAACTTTGCGTCAATGTTGGAGTTGATCGCGCAGGTCTGCTTGTCCATCTGGGCTGCCAGGTTGGCGGTTGCCAGCCGGTTGTCGCAGAAGCACTGAGCAAGCTGTGCCTGGATGCCGTTGCCGGTCTGCAGGATGGTGGTGTTGGTGCCTGCCTGAGCCAGAGCAACTTCTTTGCCCAGCTGGCCGATGCTTCCCTGCATCTCATAACCGAGATTATAGATACCGTTGCCGATGTTGGTCAGACGGTCGTTCAGCTGGCCGAACTGCTGGCCATAGAGGATTTCCTGCTGGCTTGCTGCAGTGGCATATTGTCCGTACTCGCCGGTGCGGTTGCCCCACAGGCCGTTGCCGCCCATAAAGACGAACAGGAAGAGGATGATGATCCACCACGCGCCGCCCTGGCCCCAGCCGTCGTTATCGTTGCCACGGGTCACGGCAGCGATATCGCTCAAAGACATGTTATCCATAGTTGATTTCCTTTCTTGCGAATAGTGAAATTATTTCAAATCGTGGCCACGATTTTTCGATTACTTGATGAAAGGCATGATCTGCTTTGCCATCGCTTCCAGCTGGTGGTACTGCTCATCTGACATCTTACCGGACTTGCGCAGCTCTTCCACCTGCTTTTGGGGATCTCCCTGGAAAGCGGAGCGGAACTGCTGAAGTTGCCGGAGAAACTGCATCATGTTGTTCATCGGGCCGGGCATGGATGGGCCGGAAGAGCCGCCCAGGAACTGCATCAAAGGATTTGCCATACCTTAACCCTCCTTCGCCCGTGCGGGCCTTGCAGGAGCCGCCGGGGCCGTCTGATACTGCGCCATCACGCGCTCCACCTCGGCCTTTACGGCAGCCTGTATCTTCTGATCTGCCTGTGCAGAGGTCAGATACTGCGCCTCTGCCGGTGTCTGCATCGCCGCCGGGTCGATCTTTGTCAGGCGGTAGTACTCGCCGGACGCATAGCCCATCGTGTCTGCCTTTTTGACAGCCATGACAGGTTCGTTTTGCACCATGATCCAGCGCGTTTCTCCGGGCTGCACCATGACCTTGTCCACATCTGCGATTGTCGGCACCATCGTGAATGGGCTTTGTCCCCCGCTCTGTGGAGTGGCCTGCTGGGCCATTTGCTGCTGATACTGGCCTTGCCCAAAGCCCATCGGTGGCATCCCGCTGTAAGGGTTCGATTGCCAGCCGCCAAAAGGATATGCCATAAAGCTTCCCCGTCCTTTCTTGATCTTGTAGCACCAGTGTACCTCTCCCGTATATCCTGAGTGCGCAAGGAGAGTGCAAAGAGTGCGCAAATTTTCAAAAAAGTCTTGACATTTACACGCAATGCGTGTATAATAAAGACAGTGAAAGACACAAGCACACAGCAATGGAGGCAAGATTATGAGAAACGCTATTGAAATCGCCGCTGATATCCGCAAGTCCGATGTCTGGGATTACGAGCTGTGCACCGAGCTGTGCAAGGCAGCTGACATGGAAGAAGAGTGGGAAGCTGCATCCGCTGGCGATTACGACTGGAATGACTCGAATCGCGGCCCATCGTTTGAAGAAGTCGTTGAAGCCGCCGCTGAGAAGCTGGGTGTTGAGATCTACTGACACCGAAAAAGGTAGCATGGACGCAATAAACCAAATCGGGAGGACAAAATTATGATGATCAGTGCTATCTACAAGTACAACACCGAAAACGGAACCGTGTGGAGTGCCAACGGGTGCGGCATCAAAGAAGACGGAAAGTGGTACAAGAAATGTGCCATGATGGTAGTCAAGTGCGAGCGGATGGACCCTTACGAGTTTTTCGATGCAATCCAGAGCGAAGAGTTTCGCACCGAGCACGAATACAATTGAAAGAAAGACCCGCAGTACGCATCTGTAATTAAACTTGCCGGTATCGTCAAAGACTAAGGAGGGCACCATGTATACTACTGCCGAACTTTTTATTATGGCTACAGACCCGGAAATTTCCCGGATGTTATTCCTTAACAATGTGACTATGACCGTACCGGACGACGCTTCTGACTGCGTTGATCTGGACGCTGAGAAAAAGAGGCTGTCCAACATCTGGGATCTGGCGCACTTGTCCATGCGGGAACTGGTCTCACGCACCGGAATGTCGCAGACAGCTTTTGCAAAGCAGGCGGGCATCCCGCTGCGAACCGTGCAGGACTGGTGCTGTGAAAAGCGTGCGTGTCCGGCATACGTCCGGTTTTTGCTAGCTGAGCATTATAATCTGCTATAACCTTAACTACGATTGTAGTGTGGGCTGCGGTATAATAAGGGAAGAAAGCCCTTAAAGAAAGGAGAATTATTATGGATGCAAGAATGATTAGTTTTTGGGGTTGCGAAACTAACCCATACGCAAACCCCGATACGGCAAATAACGGAGGGGGATATTCTCAGCCGTCCGGAGGTATCCTTGTTGCTCTCGAAAACGGGGAATTTTTGACCGTCACTGTAGACAATATGTCTTGCGGCGATTTTGGCAGCAGAATCGGTTGGGATATCGACAGTTCAGACGGTCGCAGATGGGGCGGCTGTTACGGCACTATGGACGATGCCATGGTGGACAATGAATGGACAGAGGAGTCTCTGGACTCAGTGTCTGGTGTGTACGGGATTGATGCCCGTGCAATGTTATCGGATGCGGTTTTGGCTGTGCATATTGCCGCATAACGATAAGTGAAGGAAGTGTAAGAGATGCCGCCGAAGAAAAATCACATCGGGGAAAAACACGGGACGCTTGAAGTCATCGCAGAGGCCCCATCAAGAAAAAGTAAGTCTGGAAACTTGCTAACCTGCTGGAAAGTGCGATGTTCTCATTGCGGATGCGAAAAAATTATGCTTTGGGGAAGCATCCGGAACGCAAAATCGTGCGGGTGCATCAAAGTGACAGATGTGCCAAAGGAATGCACCTGTAAAAGGTGCGGAAAATCTTTTACCGGAAATATGTTTACCGTTTACTGCCCAGAATGCAAAGAAGTCATAAAAGAGTTGCACGGCGTAAAAGGAAATTCATGTTTTTCTTTTGAAGCAGTATGTATTGACTGCGGCGCGCATTTTGTTGCAGGCTCAAAAAAAGCTCTCCGATGCCCTGAGTGTAGAAAAAAGGCCAAAAGAGAAAGCAATCGTCTTTGTGCTCAGAGACGAAAAAACGGGACGGCAAGAAGGCTTGGAGAAGTATACTCGTGTGCTGACTGTGGGAAGCCTTTTATCTTAAAAAATGGATTTCAAAAGTACTGCCCAGACTGTGAGCCGAAGCACGCCATACAATCGTGGAAAGAGTATAAGGAAAAATACGCAAAAAAGTAAAAATCCCCGGTGCTCCGCATGGATAGAGCACCGGGGATTTTTATGTGTTCGATTCAAGTGCTGAAAGCACCACTTTCAGGTGATAGCATACAGCCCTACGGCTGTAATGTGTCTGTGCTGCAATGTCCGGCAGCGGGAGCCGCTCAACGTACCGCAACCGGGCGATTTTCCGGTCAACCCTCCCAAGCGGTGCGGTTTTGATGGCGGCGGTCATCTGCTGTCGGTCAAGTCCTTGCAGCGCAGGGGGCAGCACCACACGAGCCGCCGCCACGGGCAGCACCGAGCCAAAAAGGCTGCGGCAGCTCTCCCGCGTTGCGCACCATATTGCCAATGACGGCAAAACGGTGACGTTTTGTCACCATTTTCGTGACGTGCCGAAATTGCTCTTGTATGGCGTACATTTTGTTGGTGTCAACAAAATGCTCGTATGTAGTGCTTGCCATGATATCCTCCTTACTGCTTTTCCAGCGCCGCTTTCATGCGATCAAAGAAAAATTGAATCACGATGCCGATAGTCTCATCGGTGATGGCCCACGAGATGAGCCTGCCCCACTTACTGGCGCTGAGGGCCGCGCGGAGCATCTGCGCCACCCACGCCTTGCGTTCTGTGCCTCTCTTGGTGCCCTGAATCTGGTGCTCTGCCTGCTCGATCAGGTCGAGCACAGTGCCCTTGACAGCCGCGCCATAGCCCAGTCGGATGCAGCCCAGTGCGTAAAACACAAAGCCTCCCAACATGAGCACGAGGGCCACCGGCACGGGAATGATGCCCAAAATGTTATTGATTGTTGCCATGTATTACTCTCCTCTCTCTTTTTCAAGGTCTGCAATGCGGTGGTTTGCCACCTTCATCTGCTCTTCAAGCACCGGGATGCGCTGGGCGAAATTGTTGTGTGTCCGGACTTCCCGGGTCAGCTCGTCCAGCTTAGTGTCAGTAATGGCCTGCTGTTTTTCTAACTTTGCGTCCATGTTTTGAGCGGCCCTGCTGTTAGAGATAAGCACGCCGATCAGGCTCAGGCCGCCAGTGATGAGTGCTACGATGATCGCGTCGCTCATGCGCCCTCCCGAAGACGGGTCAGACCCTTCTTGCGGATGATTTTCGGGTAGTTGAGGGTGGTCACGTTGAGGTCTACGTTGCCGGAGATGCCCGGCACGCGGCCCTTGCTGGTGTGCTGGTGGGCATTGTACTTAAAACTAACTTTCGGGGCCTTACCCGTGTAGTCAGCCAACCATACATCCCACCGCCCGGCAAGCCTTGTCATGTCCAGATGGACGGTGGCGTAGCTCGTGTAGGTGTAGAGCTGGGCGTAGAACCCCATCTTCTCGATCTGCTCAAGATGATAGGCCGCCAGATTTGACAGGTCTCCATAGGGCATCCCGGCAAGAATCGGCGATTCCAGATCCACTGCCACCGGCATGGTCATCTCTTTCCCGACCAGGGCCTTCCGCAGCACGGCAAGCTCCCGGTCTGCCAGCTCCTCACTGGTGGCGTTGGTGTAGTAGTACACGCCCACGTCCAGCCCTGCTGCTTTTGCGTTGGCATAGTTGTCCTCGAAGGTGTGATCGATGTAGAGCACACCGTTGCGGCTCCCTACGGCCCGCAGCATCACGCCTTTGTAGCCTGCCGCTTTTACCTGCGCCCAGCCCTCCATTTTGATTTTTCCCTGCCAACGGCTCACGTCAATGTACCGGTAAGGCGGTTCACCCGCCCACCCGGTCACGGTGTCCACAGTGGGCACGATTGGTGCAGGGGCGGGCTCTTCCTTGTCGGCGCTGTCACCGGCAGCGTGGGAGAGCGCAGAAAAGATATCCCGCAGGAAGTCAAGCATCACTTTCCACCTCATAAAAACCCTCCTCCGTCAGCTTTTTCATCACGGCATCTTTGTACCGGTCAGGAACATTGTCGATGGTAAAAGCGCCGTCAAAGCGGTGCAGTTTGATTTGGGTCACATAAAACAAAACCATAACATACTCCTTATTGTGCGGCCAGCAGGTCGAGCATAGCCGCTTCCAGAGCAGCAAGGCGCTCTTCTGCGGTGGGCAGCTGTGCCTTTTCCTCTGCTTCCTTGCGGGCCTTTTCCTGTGCAGCCAGCTCTTCGGCGGTGTACAGCACATACCGCTGCACTTCCACCTTTTCGTCATAGGCATCCTGAGCCGGAACAGCTTTGACATCCACTACTTTCTTTACGTCTTTTCCCCCGTTTGGATATTCACGGATGGTTTCATAGTGGCTGACCTCTTCCACGCCCGCCACAGCATCGTGGTGGATGGTCTGGGTCTCCTGCTTGAGGTAGCCTTTCGTCAGGTCGGGGGTGGCGATTTCTACGCCGTTGCTGTCGATGATTTTCATAAGGTCTCCTTTCAGGCGACACGCCGCCAGATGTACGTGCAGTATGCCGGGGGTTGGACGGTATTGGATGCGCCGTAGATGGGGTTGGAACGGGAAGCATCAAAATAAAAAGTTTGATTGTGCGTTGCAAAATCGCTTACCGCTATGCCCTCAGAACGGTCAGTATTATCTTGTTTATAAGAAAAAGCCCCTGTGCTGTCCCAGAGAACACCCGTTTTATATTGGCTGTTGTACGGACGAAATATCGCGGTGCCCGTTATATTCGGCAGTCCTGCCGCCAGCTTTGTCCCAGCCGGATGTGTATCGCTTGCGCCCCAGATAGTGCAATTCTCGATGCGCTCCCACGTGCCGCCGTAAAGCTCGGCAGGGCTGGTGGGGGTTTCGCTGATGTACAGACTGCCCACGGGGTGGTCTCGCTCGACTACCGCCGCAAGGACTTGCTGATAGATAGCATAGGCATCAGGGCCAATGCCATTTTTGAGTTCTCCTAGTGCCATCGTTTCTCCTTTCAGTTGGTACGAAGCCAAGTGTAAGTAAAGTATGCCGGGGGTTGGACGGTATTGGATGCGCCGTAGATGGGGTTGGAACGGGAAGCATCAAAGCGCAGCGATATCTTGCTGTACCCAGTTCCTTCCTGGAAAACGTTGTAATTGGTTACGGTATATATTGCGCCTGTTGCTGGCCCAACGTCATCGACTTGCGTACCGCCAAACGCTGCCTTTATATTCGGCAACCCTGCTTCTACCGTTGTACCAGCCGGATGCGTATCGCTTGCACCCATTAATACCCTATCTTGCGCAATCTTTTCCCACGTGCCGCCGCCAAATGTCACAGCCGGGTTTTCCGGGCTGATGGTCTGATAGATACTGCCCACAGGATGTGCCGCAAGCAGGAAGTTTGAATAGATGGAGCCGTCACCATAGAACTGACCACCATACTTGATGGGATACCACCGGGCGGAAATTTCCGCAGTCGGAATGTTGTGTGCACGGATACGGATAGCTCCGGTTCGAGTTTCGGGGTTTACAAGCATAGCTTTACCGGCTACGCCTGCGCTTGCAGGGTCGATGCTGACAGATACCACAGTCGTGGACGTAACATCTGCTGTGATATCAATGTAATGCGGGTACTCTGCGACCTCTGTGTCTGTTTGCCACCCCGTAATTGGAATAGAAAGGTCATGTGCAACGACGGAGTCTGCTTTGCCCGCCAGAGCATCACCGGTAGCCTTTGCGTCGGCAGGGGCGTTTTCGATGCTCAGGGTTTTGTCCGTGTTCGCCCTGGTGCCAGCCAGAGCGGCAGCTGCCTCGGCCCGGTCGGCGTCGGTGCCAGCGCTCTGGGCGCTGGATGCGGCGTTGCTCTCCGACGTTGCCGCCGCGCTGGCGCTGCCGGAGGCGGCGGTGGCAGAGGACTCTGCGTTGCTGGCATAGCCGCCTGCGGCCGTGGCCGCTTTTCCGGCCGCATTGGCGGCGGTCTGGGCGGCTCGGGTGGAGTCGGCCACCTGTTGTAAGGCCGCGTCGCGCTCATCGTCCACGGCCTGTACGGCCTCGGTCTGCTTGGTCGTCACGGCGGTCGTGGCGGTGCTCTGGGCATTCTGCACCGCCTGCACCGCGTCGGTTTTGGTCTGCTCGATGCCCGCCACGGTCTGCTCGGCTTTGTTCGCACTGGCTTTGGCGTTAGTGGCATAGCCTTGAGCCTCGTCGGCAAATTGCTTGCAGTACTCAAAGCCTTGGCCGAGGCCGTAACGGACCTCAACGCCTTTTTTGGCGTTATAAATTCGCTTCAAAACCTCATCAAAGTTGAGTGTAATCATAAGCTAATCACTCCTGTCGGTGTGTCGTAGATGGTATCGGTCTCAAAGTCAAAGGTGTCCCACAGCCAGTCCGCACCCGCATCCGCGGTAACATTTCTTTTGTACGGATTGCAAGTGCCCTCTATGGTAAAGGCCATATCATGTCGGTTTTTCTCACTGGGGTCTACCCGCCAAAGGCCCTGCCAGTACCAGGCACTGTCCTCATCAAAGACACACCGCAGCCAGCGGCCCTGCAGGGCATTTTCAAGAGCGCTCTGGATGGTGCTCCATTGCTTTTTCGGTGCCTTGCAGATCAGCTCCATCTTAATCGTGCGCTGCTTGTAGTGCACTTCCCCATCCAAAGCCCTGGACAGGTCTAGGATAAAGTCAGAGCCCGGGACATTGACAAGCATTGTCTCTGGCTCTGCACCGGATATCATAGGGCTGCCCACCTTCAGATAAAGGCCAAGGTCTTTGAGGGTATGGACATTTCCGATCTGTGCGCCCATCAGCATTTGAGCTCACCTCCGCTCTGGATCACGGCCAGCTGCTCCGGGGTCAGAGGGCTGTATACCAACTTTTCTCCGTCCCACACATAGTGCGAGCCGCCATCCTCCCAGTCCTCCGGGAACTCATCGAAGACCATGAAGTTGTCTGGGAGAGGGTTCGGGATCACTTCTTCAACGCCCCATCCGCCGCTGTAAATGCGACCATCGGAGCACACTTTGCACATAAATTTACAGCCGGGTACTTTCATCTGTCCTTCACCTCACATAAAACCGTATAGTTCTCGTGGCATACAGAGGGAGTCATTTTGTGTCCACCCGTCAGAGCCGGGGCTTTCCAGGTCGATGCTGAAATTCGTCGGCACTACTGCCGGGGTGTAGTTGTTGCCCGTAACATAGTTCGATGTACGCTCACGACCGGGTCCGAAAGTGATGCCCCCTGAGTTAACCCGCACCGTCCGCATGTGAGTGGTGTTCCACGGGTAAGTCATGGCGTATTCCACGCCATTGACCGGGATGACCATGGTCACACATCCGGCAGTGCCGCCGCTGGCCCACCATGTGGATCCTTTCTTGCTGGTATAGGTCAGATACACAGCAGAAAAATCGGCCAGGTCCAGCGGGATTGTCTGTGCTCCAAAAGAACTGTTGTCCCCAAAGTCCCAGATACGGGCGTTTCGGATGCCGTAGAAGGTAATCTTTCCGGAGTCGATAGTGCAGCTGCCGTTGCCGTCTGTGATGGAAATGCTATCCGACTTGATATTGACCATGCTGGAACCGGAAAGCACTTTTATGCCGTCATTGGTGATCTGCACCCTTTTGTTGGGCAGCTGGTCATGCCGGACGATAAGGCCGTTTTCCGGGGTAAACTCCAAAAAGTTGGTAGCCGTTTTGGCTGCTTCACCAGCTTTTTTGTCCACCTCGTCCACTCTTTTGTCGTTAGACTTCTGGTACTTGAAAAGCTGGTTAAGGGTGCTCTGCTGATATTTTTCAGCGGATGCCGTATCCTCATCCAGCAGGTTGGTGCGGCCCAGGTTGGCCACCTGCCGGTCGGTCAAAGTCTGCCGGGTCATGCCGAAGGTATACTCCTTTTTGTCCGGCTGATCCAGCGGCTCCACCAGCTTTGTGCACAGCATGATGACATCGATGCTGTGGGGCTTGCTGATAATGTGGGCATAGCTGGCAAAAGTCAGCCTGTCCTTGTCATAGCCCGCATCTCGCAGATCCACAGCCTTGACGGTGTAGCTCGTCACCATCAAGCTGTTTTTCTGAAGATCCTGCACGCCTGCAGCAAAGGTGTCGTTGTCGCTGTCGGTGTCATACTCGCCCAGGGCTGACACGATGCCAAACTTCTGGGCCGCTGCATCATTCTGGATCCATCCGCAGTCGCCGTCACTGCTGTCCAGCCGGTACGAATACCCTTTTGGCAGATACTTACTGACGGTCGCCGCGTCCGTTCCAGAAATGCCATAGCGCTCTTCATGGCTTTCTGTGTACTTTTCACCCCACCACAAAAATTTCCACTTCCACTTTGTCTCCTCGACCGTGTGCTTGCTTCCCATGGGATACACACGGGTAAAAAGACTGTTGGTATCGGTTTTTTCTGTGAAATCCAGCAGGTTTACGCCATACTCAATGGTTTGGTCGACCAAACGGTCGGCCTCGAAAGACTGATCGCAATAATTTAAGACGTTATTACCCGTGGCGGGGTTGTAGGTACAGTAGGCATATCCGCCGTACACCTTGAGCACCATCTTGTCGATGATGTCCCAGGTGCTGCCGTAGTCTTCGCCCACACCGTAGCTGTCCCGGTCTCCATAGTGCACAACAAGATCACCCAGTGCCGCGGTGACAGTGCCCAGCTCGAAGCGTTTCATCTCCATGCTGCCGCACTGCTGGTTGTGGGCATCGATGAGGTGCTGCAAAAACTGCGCCAGCTTTCCCTCGTAGTTAAAAGGGGTGATTGCGCTGTCATTGAAGTAAGACAAAGCGCCCTCGCAGTATATGACGCGCCGGTTGTACCAGTCTGCCTCATGGCTCAGGACACGCCCGCGCCAGATCTCTTTATCGTCCTGTTCAACGGTGATGCAGGTGGACATCTTTTGCAGGCTCTCATACTGCTCATGGTCGCGCGTCATGGTAAAAGAAAGGCTGCCGCCCTTGCTGACCTCTCGGGTCAGCTTGGGAGACAGCACAAGGGCATTGCGGTTATTGGGAGCGTAGATCAGGCGCTTGTCGTCGGGGTTGCCAAAGGGATATGCAAAAATTTTGTACAAATTTTAATTTCCCCTTTCTGCCAGCGTGGCCAGATGGCCCAGCTGTGCATCAATTGAAGGTGCCAGTGCGCCCACCAGCGTGCCATCATCCAGCTTGATGACCTGATTGCCTGCCTGAGGGAGATACTGCTGGACGACGTTATACAGTGCATCCAGAGAAGTCTGCATTTTCTGCTGATAGGCCGTCAGGCGGCTGTTAGCCGGGCTTTCTCCAAAGGCATAGCCATCGGTGTGGAAATCGTACCCCGCCATGGAGCGCATATTTCCATACCAGTAAGCGTCCTGGATGTCCTTGTAGGAAAGCGTCGTGCTCTTGCTGTCAGTGCTTTCCTTTTCGCCGTTTTTACTGCCCAGCCATGCGGCCAGACCGATACCGCCCGCCACAGCAGCCACGCCCAGGATGGCAGCCAGCACAGGGTTGGATGCCACAAGCGAGACGATGTCGCCCAGACTGCCCATGATAGAAGTGGCCATGCTGGACACCCCGCTGGCGACGTTGGCCAGCTGGGCACCTGCCCCACCGGATGCGCTCAAGCTGGACAGGATGGAGCCAAAGCTTTGCACCGCTGTCCCCGCTTCTGTCGCGCTGGCAGCGATTCCGTCCGTAAAGAGTGATTTGATGGTAGCAAAGGCCGCTTTTACGCCGCCCCCACTGTACGCGTCATTGATGACACTCAGCGCATCCGCCGCCCACTTGGAGATAAGCTCCCGCTGATCCTGCGATACCTCGCCCCAGATGAGCTTTACAAAGTCCATGGCCAGGCTGTCCCAGCTGCCGTTTTTGAGGTCAGTCAGGACACTCTGGAACGTGCCCAAAATGCCGTTTGACCACTCACTTTTTGCAGTGCTCAAATTTTTATCGATTTTGGACTGGATGGCGCTCACACTCCGGTCGATCTCCTCAACGGTTTTTTCGACCTTTTTCTGAACACCATCCACATACTTGGTAATGGTCTTGTAATTCTTGGCCACTCCATCCACGATTTTAGTGCCGGATTCCGTCACTGTCTTGGTGATATGCTCGGTGCCGTCGTCATACTTCTCACGGACAGTCTGGATGGCCGTTGTGATACCATCGGCAACGCTTTCGCTTTTCTCAGTCAGAGCATCGATGACCTGTGCGGTTTTCTTAGCGGTGGCAGAGCTTTTTCCGGAGCTTTTTCCGGAGCTTTTGCCTGTGCTGGTGCCTGTGCTCAGGGAAGCGGGAATGCTGCTTTTGGTTTCGGTTCCCGTGATTCCATACTGTTTCGCCATACGGTCGCCGTATTGCTTCCAGTAGTTATCATCCTTTGTCCCGGCGTTTTTGTTTCCCAGATACTCGTTGTACGCCTTTTTGTAGGCGGTTCCGCTCTGGCCTGTTGGGTCAAAAAAAGCTTTCCATTCGCTCAAATCACCGCTGGCCATTGCTTTGACCTGCGCAGCGATTCCGGCAAATGTAGCCCCAACACGCTTTCCGACCTTTTCCAAGCCTGTCAGCTTCAAAATGAGGCCTTCCCAGCCGTCCGTCTTGTAAGCTTCGATGGCCGCCACGGTCATATCGTTTAATTTTTCAATGACTTGCCCGATCGCGCTTGTCAAATTTCCAGTCATGAGCCCGGCCAGCTGATTCACATTGTCTTTTAGAGTAGAGATGCGGCCATCCATGGTCTGGCTCTGCGTCTCCATGGCGTTATAGTAGCGCCCGCCCTCCTCACTGGCAGCAATAAGAGCTTCAGACAGCAGGTCATAGCTGACAGTCATGCTCTGGACTTCCTGCACCGTTTTGCCGGTGTAGTCAGCCAGAACCTGATAAATGTTGATGCCGGCATTGGCAAATTGCTTGATATCGACAGCAGTGGCTTTTCCCACGTTGGCAATCTGCTGTAGATTTCCAGCCATACGAGACAGCTCCTCATTTCCGCCACCCGTAGCAGATACCGCGTCGCCCAGCGCCATGATCACTTTGCGCGAGTACTCCGCATTTTCGCCTGCACCGATCAAAAGCTGATTCGCTTGCGTCAAAGAGGAGACATTAAATGGTGTTTTGGCAGCATCCTCTTGGATAGCTGCCATCACCTTCTGTGCTTTTTCGGCACTCCCAAGCATATTCTCAAAGCCTGTGGAGTACCTTTCGATTTCGGCGTTGTATGCAATGCCCGTTTTTACAGCATTCGTTGCAAAATCCAGCACTTTGGAGGCAACTTTGGAAATCATGTTTCCCATGATTTGCCCTTTTGCTATGGCTCCAGCAAAAGAATCCTGCACATCTTTGGCCTTATCATCCGTCTTGCCCAGACTTGCTTCAGCCTGACTGCTGTCAATAAAAATCGAGCCAAAAAGTCGGAAGATCTCAGTTCCGCTTGCCACTTGCTTCCCTCCAGTCCATCTGCATCAACTCCGCCACATCCGCCTCAATTGCCGCCCGGCTCTTTGCCGGAGCCTGGGCCGATTCCTGCAAAGCTTTTTTGAAGCCTGCAAAAGTCGGGTAGGCAGCCTCATAGCTGATAAACCAGCGCAGCAGCAGCATATCGTCGTTTGAATATTCCAGCATTTTGGGGATAAAGCTCACGGCCTCTTCCCACGTCCAGTCCTTCAAAAAAGAGACGTTGCCGCCGTACCGGTGCAAAAAAGCGTCTATGATCTGGGCCGGATCATACGCTTTACACGTCCGAAAAAAAGCTTGAGATCATTTTCCTCCCCCAGCTTTTCCAGACACTCGCCCAGCTCGTCCAGATCCATGGCTCGGACAGCTTCGGCATTCTCTTTCTCAAAGGGGCCCGCCAAAAAAGTGAAGATCAGATCCTCCGTCTTTTCGTCGGTAGCATTTTTGATGATAGCTTCAAAAAGTGCCGTGTTTGCTTCGCCCTTTTCTTCTTTGGTCTTTGCCTTCTGGACCTTGCCGGAAAAGGCTTCCACGGTATCTTTCAGGTCCACGGCGCGCAGAGCACGCAACGCCACAAAGACATCTCCGCCGTTCAACTTACGCATCGTTTTTTCTCCCGTCCTTACACTTCAGCTTTCTTCGGATAGAAGATCTTGAAAGGCGGGCTTTCCGGATCGTCTGCCGTATAGTGTCCGGTAAGAGTCAGCTGGACCGTTCCCTCTTTCCCGTCCTGCGGGTTCAGGCTCAGATCGGCGGTATTGATGGCGTTGAAAATCGTGATCACGATGGGGTCGTTGCTTCCGCTCAGGCGACCAATGAAGGACACACTGTCAATGTAGTCCTCATCCTCCATCCCGTTTTTGGGGATGATGGTGGTGTAGTTCGTTGTGGTGGTCGTGTCGGTCTTGGCCGCCGTCAGTGCCATCTTCAGGCTTTCCACGGTCGTCTCCTGCAGGGTGATCTGCAGCTGGGTTGCCCAGGAATCCAGGATATAGTTACCTTTCGTATTTTCGGGCATCCCGTCGATCTGGAGATAGTGGCCGTTTTTGGTGGCCGTAAAGGTGCCGCCGCCGCTCGTCGCGCCCAGCAGCTTTTTGTCAGTCTTTATGCTTTCCAGCGTATCGGTGCCGACCACATAATCTTTCGCAAAGACACCGGCACCCAAAAGAAGGTTTTCTTTGGTCTCCGAGGTCTGACCCGTGATCCTTTTCTGATTGAACATTTTTTATCCTCCCATAGCCATAAATTCAAAAGTAACTAATCGTTCTCGAAGAGTTTCATCCGATTCTTCTTTAGGGTCACTGCGACCGGAATATAAGTAATACAAAAGATTGTCCGAGCAAGAAGAAAAGCCCTCAAGCTCACGCAAGAGGGTGTTTACAATTCTGTCCACCTCGGTGGACGATTCTTTGTTGTCGGCCACTGTGCAGGACAGCGTCCCTTTCAGGGCGCTGTCCGATGTCCACACGGTGGCAATATACCGGATGCGGGGATATCCCGCCATCCGGCTGTGCTCGTAAAAAACCTCATTGATGCCTGACGCTTCTTTGAGTTTCTGGCAGATAGCTCGCTTAAAAAGCTCAATCAAAGAGACATTACTCTCCGTCATGCGGCATCATCTCCTCTTCGTCGATGAGGCCCAGCGCCCGGTTTTCATCCTCTATGGCAGAGAGGTAGTGTCCTTCAATGCGCCGGATTTCATCAATGTTTTTTTGTACAGCTGTAGTCAGAATTTGATGCCCTATCGGCTGTTTCTTTCTTTTCCTACGCTTTCTTTTTCTTTTTTGAGAATCTTTTGTTGATGTCTTGGGTTTCGCCGGTTTAGGGGGAGGTCTAATACCATCATCCAGCTCTTGAAGCACTCCATACCAAGTATCCGGCTTGATGCCAATCTGCAAATCGGTTTCTTTTTTTCTTACCCACCAAGAAAAAGTGCCGTCTTTCCCGTAAAAACGAGACTTCATTATATAGCCACTCATGTGATTGCGAATTTGCGATGCTTTTCGTGTTTTTGATACGATATAACGTCCAACATCTCGCAACGCCGCACGGCTTAACTCACGAATGGTGTATTTTGTGCGTTCAACATTTGATTGGTAGACCACGCCGTTTTTGGTGATTTTCATGCCGCTCGGGGGATTAGCCATCCTCGTCCGCTCCCTTCTGTTGGCAGTGCAGCTCGATAAAGTCGCCGGTAAGGTATGTGCGGATGACGGTACACTGCACGTCATCCACACGCAGGCGCTTCTGGCCGTGGTATTCCTGCGCATAGACCTTTACCACGATGTCTGCATGATACCCGGCATTGGCTGCCTGGTAAAATTCAGCGGTCGTGGCGCTGGTCAGCGTCCCGATGACAGTTTCCTCGGCCAGCGTTGCCACCTGGTCGCCGTTGTCATCCCGCCCCAGGGTCTCTCCGATCAGCGTTACCTCAGCGTATCGTTTCATCGATGCCCTCCTTATCCGTGTAGCCGTAGGCGGTCATAAGCTGGGCCTTTTGCTCATCATACGCCGCCTTCAGCCGGTCATACTGGTCAGGCTCTCCGAAATGCACTTTGCAGTAGGTGACGACCGCCCGCTGGATCAGGGGCTTGTCCTGATTTTCACGCGCGGCCACCCCGGCAATGCCCAGGTCATCCAGCGCCGCCTCGATAAGGCCGGTAAGCTCATCGTCAAAGACGCTGGTAGAGATACGCAGCGCCTGCTTTACCTTTTCCAGCATCCTTTACGCCTCCGATCAGCCTGCCGAAGCGGGCAGCTGTACGGCCACAAAGCCGTTCTTGACCACGACATCCGCGCCAAGCTCCACGTCACCACGGATGGTTTCCAGCAGCTTGTCAAAGCGGAAGTCCTCAGAGACTGCGATCTCGTAGGCGCTGAAAAGATCCAGCTCAATGCAGGTGGGCACGCCGTAAAACATCGTTTTCTGTGCGGCAGTGGTCTGGGCCGTGCCGTTCAGCGCGGTCAGATTTTTGTTCAGGCAGTAGCGCACGGTCAGGCCGCCATCCTTGATGGTGCCGGTGTTGGGGTTTGCAGTATCCGGGGTGATCTCATACACAGGCTTTTTCTCATTGGCACCGCGCACGTCGCCAAAAGCGATCAGATCGGTTTTGTTGAGGAAAAGCACAGCACCGCCAGCAACGCCCTCATCGCCGCCGTATGCCAGAGCGATCTTGCGCAGGGTGCCTGCATTGATAGCGCCCTTCTTGCTCACCACATCACCGTCCACAGTGGAGTTGAGGGAGCTCTCCTGGAGCTTCTTGGTCACAACGGAGGCAGCCTTTTTGCGCAGGCTCAGCATGGCCTGCTCACGCACCTTGGCCTCGTACATCAGCGGGGTCTGCTTCTTGGCCTGCTTGCTGATATAGGACAGGGTGGCCACGGATTCCGGGGTGATGGTGATGGTGGCGAAGGTAGGCTCCTTTTCGGCGGCAGCACTGCCCTCAGTCTGATTGTCAGCCTCGTCAGCGTCCGCGCTCAGATAGGCAATCTTGTTGCTGCCCATGCCCTCACAGTTGACGACCTTCACCATGTCGATGATGCTCGACACGCGCACATCTGCGCTGTCGTTGATGCCGGAAACGCCGGTGGGGGTCAGCAGGGTGCCACCGCTCACCAGCACAGCACGGGTCTCGACGGTGTCGATGGTTTCGTGCCGGGTCTCCTTAAAGGCCTGAGCGCGCTCCTCATTTTCGTTGTGGGCAGCAGGGTTCTCCATCCGGGAGCCTGCGCCATTTGCGACCATTTCACGGATGGCCTGCCGCTTTTCGGCAGCGGCCAGCTGCTTCTTGCGTTCGCAGATGCGGGTAGCCTCAGCTTCCAGCTCCTTCAGGGCATCGCCCTCAGCGGTCTCACATTCTTTGACGATTTCAGCCTGCCGGGTCTCCAGCTCCTGAGCGGTCATTTCTTCGATTTTCTTAGACATAGTTACACTCCCATAAGCTTGATTTTGATTCGTGTGACGGTATCTGCCCGGGCCAGTCGCTCCGCTTCCATTTTCTCGATCACTCCGTCGGAAAATTTCCGGGCACTGATAGATGTGGCATCGTTGGCCGGGAGGCTCACGGCACTCACATCAAACAGCTTCTTGAATTTTGTGATGGTACGATAGACGGTCAATGTTCCTGTTTCGTGGTCTTCCACGGATTCCCGTTTATCCTCTCCGACGATAAAGCCAAAGCTCATCTTGTCGGTGTACCCGCCTTTGATTTCGCCATACAGCTGGCGACCGATTTCGGTTCCGCCTAGATCAGCGGTCACTTTCAGTCCGGTGGCATCCGTTGCCAGGGTCAGTGTGCCGTTTTTTGTCCGGGCAAAGACGCGCCCGTTGTGGTCATACTGGAAGATGACATCTGTCATGTCACAGCTGTCAAAAGCGTGCGGGTCTACCTGTTCATAGATTTTGTACCGCTGGCCGTCGTAGAGCAGATACTGCTGGTTAAATGTCGTGGCGTAGCCCTCGACGATCATTTTTCTATCGCCGCCATCCTGGTCATCCGCCCGGACTTCCAGCTGCATGGCACGGTACTCGCGCCCGCCGTCCAGCTTTTTCAAAAGCTTCTCATTTTCCATTTGTTGGCTCTTCCCCTCCTTTTTTCACCTGTCCATCCTGGCCGATGAGGTAGTACTCACCACGGATGGTATACGCCTGACCCATGCCGTTAGGCAGCGGGTCAAGATTCCAGATTTCACGGATCTCGTCGCGGTTCATTATGCCGCGGTCCGCCATGCCCTGCGAGACGTTAAGTTTTTCCGTGTTGCTCATGTACTGCAAGCGGTTGGCCGTGGCCATGATTTTTGCTCCTCGGGCCAGCTCGTTTTCAGAGAAAAGCATCCTGCTGACAGCGTCGCTGAATTGGATCGAAAACGGCTTGATGCGGCCTTCATAGAAAGCGTTCCATGCATCACCGTATGCCTTGTTTTGGATGACCTCTTCATTGACACCGAAGTAGTCAAAAACGCTGGTACGGATGCGCTCCATCTCCTCAGTGCTGGCCACGAAAGGTGTGCTCTTGAGCTGCTGGACGTTATCATAGGTCTTGGGAAAGAGCAGGATGCCGCCGCCCTCGCCCTGTAAATTTTCCTTGCTGAAGTTGTCCCGCTCTTTTTTCAAGTCCTCAGACTTGGCGAAGTTAGAAAGCCGGGCCATAAAGCGGAAAGAGGCAGAGTTTTTGACTGCTTCTTTGATGCCCTGATTCTGGATGTTCACTAAGTCCATGGTCGGGTTCAGTGCCCGGTTATCTTCGCCGAAAAGGTCGTTTTTGTACTGAAATTTGGTCAGTATCGCACACTTTTTCATTTCAACGGATGCAGTCCTTCCGTTTTGGAAAGTGTAGACTAAATAGGGCTGCCCGGCATACTGTTTTACTTCGCAGTTGCTGGGCAGCACCGGAAAGATGCCAACGACCTTGTCTTTTCCGTCTGCATCCACACCCTCCAGCACCGGCACCACAAAAGCGGTGTTCTGCATATCCAGGATGGTGGACAGGCGATATAAAAACTGGCCCCAGGTCTGCCAGGAGTTGGGGCCCTGCCTGAGCCGGGTTTGGAGCTCAGGTTTTGCGCTTCCGATGATCTTCACATCCAGCTTGCTGGCGTGGTTGGCAGTGGCGTGCACCGCCGCGCGGACAATTTCACTTTCGTACAGCTCACCGCCCCAGCTGGTAAAGCTCGGGGTGTAGCCGTCCAGCAGCTCCCAGAATTTTTGTCCAGTGCTCTGCACCTTTGGTTTTCCGAAAATTGCTTCAAAAAGTCCCACACTCTCACTCCTCATTTTTCAGCTGTTCACCGATTTCATCGGCCCACTTTTGGCGCACAGTCATAGCATCCAGCAGAGCAGCGCCGCCATCAATATGCTCGTTGACGCTGATCTTGATGGGACGCATACGCCCGCTTTCGATATCCATTTTCATGCCCATAGACAGCAGGTGTGCTTTCAACAGGTCGTTATCGCCAATGTCAAAAGCTCCGTCTTTCATAAGCCCTTCGGTTTCCAGGATGACCGGGGTCAGGTTGAAGCCCTGAAAGACATCGTCCATCTGAAATCCGTAGGCATCCATGTCCTGTACAAGATACTGCGCCGTGTACCGGTCATAGCCGACCTTGAGCGGCAAAATCTCGTATTTTTCCACAAGCTCTGCAAACCATGCGAAGCAGTCGTGATAGTCCACGAAGTTGCCGCCAGACAGCGTAAGAAGTCCACGCTGGACATATATGGGGTATGGCAAGCCATCCCGCGCGGTTGCCTCCTCCAGCTTTTCGCTTGGCATAAAAAAGTGAGCAAAAACATGCAGCCGTTTTTGCTTTTCGATGACCACACAGCAGGCGGTCAAGTCTGTGGTACGGGAAAGGTCGATACCTCCTACACAGTAAGTAGAGCGGAAATCTTCCAGCTTCAGCGCATCTCCGCTGCATTTCTCCACGGCCTGCGTAGGTAGCCATGCCTGGGAGCTATTTTGTTTGATATTGCAGTACTTTGTGATAAACTCAGCCTTTTTGGAAAGGCTACCCTCTGCCACGGCGATCTCTTCCAGCAGATAGTCCACCGACACCGAAACGCCAAGATTTGGGTTTGATTTGCGCAGTTCGTTGATGTCATTCCACTTGGCAACATCGTCGATCATGTACAGGAAAGGTGCCAGCCTTGCCTCTTTGGAATCGCCCAGCAAGAAACGAGTGCTTCGCTTGACCAGCTCGTCATAGATGCCCTCGTTGATATATCCTGCCGTGCTGATACTCAGGATAATAGGCTGCCGTCTGGCACCCAAAGCAGATTTCATTACCTCATACTGTTTCAAGCCCTGATCTCCGGGCCAGGATGCGATCTCATCACATATGGTCAGTGAAGGGTTAAAGCCATCACTTTTCTTGGCGTTAAAGGCGATTTTTTTGATACTGGAGTTGGTGGCTTCCACATACAGGTCGGACTTGCGCGGCTTGATGCGACAAGCCAGCTCAGGCTCATTGCTGGCGCTTTGCAAGAAAGCCTGGTAAACCAGGTCAGCCTGGTCCAGCTTGGGAGCCACGCAGTACGTCTTTGCGCCATACTCTCCATCCATAAAAGTACAGTAGGAGATGATGGCGCTGGCAAAGAGCGTTTTGCCGTTTTTGCGCGCCACCACTAGAATCACTTCTCGGAACTGCCGGTTTCCGGCACCGTCGAGAATCCCGAAGACCACCGACACAAAGGCCTTTTGCCACAGCTCCAGCTTGATGGTGTCAGATCGTCCTTCGCTGTGGTGGCAAAAGGTTTCAATGTACCGGATGGCTTTGGATGCCTTTTTCTGGTCAAAGAAAAAGGACTGCTTTTGCAGTCCATCAATGATGTACTTGTAAAAAAGACGGATCCACCGTCCCACGACGATGGTTCCGTCCTCGATTGCCTGATAGTAAGCCAGCAGGTAATTATCCATCTTCCTGCATCTCCGTCAATCTGTCTTTCGGGGTGGGCGGCTTCCCCAGCTCCTTGATGATGGTGAGCATGGTTTGCAGGGTACGGTTGGCTGCGTCGGCATGTTTCGGCAGCTCTTTCACAAGCGGATTTGCATAGATGTTGACCCGGCCCTTGACATATTCTTTCGAGGTAGTCAAATCTCCATCCTCTTCATCCAGAGCTTTCTTGATATTCTGGATCACCCGTGCCTGCACGTCATACTGCTCAATGGCCTGCAAAAACAGTGCATTTTTATCTACACCGTAATCCTGCGCCATCTTGAGCAGCTTCGTGTAAGTCGTGCTTTTTCTGGCCAACTTCTTGCATCTCCTTTCCAAAAAAATACCTACGCACCAAAGAGAGGAAAAATGAACCCTTGCCCATCGGTCTTCAGGGGAGGTGCATTTTTGCCGACCAGGGGGGTACCTCTGGTCATTCGGCAGTGATTTTCCCATCTTCTCCGACAGAAAAACGCCGCTTTGTCCGGTCAGCTGGCTTGTGGATTTCTCCATCATGGACTTCGTGATGGCATTCACGGCATAAAAGCTCCAAATTGCCCCAGTCCAGCAGCACTTGCGGGTCGTTGATGGTATCTGGTGTCACATGGATTTTGTGGTGGACAATTTCGCCCGCCGTCACAATGCCGTCACGCAGACACCGCTCACACAGCCCGCCCACACTGGCCACATAGGCAGCGCGGCAGCGCTGCCATGCCTTGCTCTTATAAAAGCCCTGCGCAAACTCTTTAGCCATGGTCAGCCAAAACATTTCTTGCGATCGCCTCAGCAATCGCACCTGCGTCATACCCGGGGCCGACTGTAACCGTGTTCTTTTTGTCTCTTTCTATCAGATAGTCCACGGCCTTAATAAAGCGTTCTATCGTTTCTTTGGATTCATCTTCAAGAGAAATCTTAAACTCGCCAATTACATTTGCCATTGTATAAACGCCCCCAAAGATTTCAAATCCCAACTCAATAGAGATAATGGACATAAAATAAGCGGCCCGTTTGCGGTCGGGCCGCTGCATCTGGAACTTTCGCGGCCAGATGCCCCGCTATTCGCGCCGCCCCCTTAAAAGGTGCGCGTCTGGTGCTGCCAGTTGGATTTGAACCAACGCCCGCACCGCATTAACTTCTGGCTGGCTAGGCGCAGGGCCATAGACGGTGTGTATCGCCAATGTTGCTTTGCATCTTATGCCAAAGTGCTCTTCCGCTAAGCTATGGCAGCATATCAAAAAGTGTCCACTGTGGACACTTTTTCAGAAAGCTTTGTTTTCTTTTCATTTGATTTAATCGCATTCAAATCAAATCTTTTGGTTGCATTTTTAGTGTACACGAAATTTTATAGACCGATTCAATGGTCAGTCCACGTTGCCGTTCCATCATCGACTGAAAAGTTGATGGAGGAATCCCTGATTCCAGAGCAAGTTTTCGCCTGCTCATACCACGTTCTCTTAAAATATTATCTATTTTCTGGTATGCATTCATTGAATGAAACTCCACAATAACAAAAACTTTGTGCGCCGCTGGATTTTGAAGCGGACGGCGCTTGTGTCCATTGAGCGTGCCGTTCCAGGTACACGCTATGCTTCCCGCCGGGATGGAATCCTCAATGAAACGACCCAGGTGCCTTACCCTGTAACCGCACTATGATGATATCACATCAAAATCGGACATTCAGGACAAAACGACCATTTCCGGACAAACCGGACATTTCGGACAAACCGGACATTACCGCACGTTTTGATCTATCCACCGGTCAACTCTGCGCCTGATGGCTTCTGCATCGATGTCATAACCTTGCTCTGTCAGGGCCACGGCCACCTCTTGCGGCTTTTTCCCTTCAATGCACACATCGGACAGCATTCCGCGAAGCACCACGTCATCACAGGTCTCCACGATGTGCAGGCCCTCCATGTATGTAGCATTTTTTTCGGCATTGAGCTTTTTCAGTCTCCGGATTTCATCTTCACGCCGGGAAAAGGCAATATCCGTGCCGGACACAGTAGCGTGACCCATGATGCAGGCGTTGCCCTCTCCCCGGGAGGATTTTACCACGTCCGATGCCGGTTGTGGCCCATCGGCCTGCATCGCTTCCAGCCGCTTGATACGCCGCTTGCGGGCTTCGATATCATACGGGATAGCGTGCAGCTGTCTGAACTCTCGCGGTTTCATCCATGAGCCTCCTTATCTCATCGTTATTGGTTAATATCAATTCCAGTGCTTTTCTTGAAAATTTCCGCATTAAAATTCGGCAGACTCAAGATTTCATTACGATCAGCAGCATCCAGACCGGCCCACCACTTGCGGGCATTGTCTGCCGTGGTACGTTCCTTCAGATAGCCGCCAGTCGTTTCAGCTTCAGGGTGCGCCACCTTTTCCTCATCGGTCATATCAGACAGATAGACGTATTCAAACGGGCAATCGTCAATCTGGTTCAGCAGATACCGGGCACGGGAATCAACCCAGTTCTGAAGCGTCCAATTGGAAGGCTTGTTGAACATATAGATTTTGGGCTGTTCAGTGTTAAAGCAGCCACCGGAAAAAGAAGTAGCGTTCCAGTCGCCGGAGTTGCAGTTGCCGGAGTTGCGGTTGCCGGAGTTACGGTTGCCGGAGTTGCGGTTGCCGGAGTTCCAGTTGCCGGAGTTGCGGTTGCCGGAGTTCCAGTTGCCGGAGTTCCAGTTGCCGGAGTTCCAGTTGCCGGAGTTCCAGTCGCCGGAGTTGCAGTTGCCGGAGTTGCGGTTGCCGGAGTTACGGTTGCCGGAGTTGCGGTTGCCGGAGTTCCAGTTGCCGGAGTTGCGGTTGCCGGAGTTCCAGTTGCCGGAGTTCCAGTTGCCGGAGTTCCAGTTGCCGGAGTTCCAGTCGCCGGAG